GACCTCGGCGGCTGCGACCTGACGGGCCTGACGCTCCCGACCAGCATCGGCGGCTACCTCGACCTCGGCGGCTGCGACCTGAATGGCCTGACGCTCCCGACCAGCATCGGCGGCTCCCTCGACCTCGGCGGCTGCGACCTGAATGGCCTGACGTTCCCGACCAGCATCGGCGGCTCCCTCTACCTCGGCGGCTGCGACCTGACGGGCCTGACGCTCCCGACCAGCATCGGCGGCTCCCTCTACCTCAGCGGCTGCGACCTGAATGGCCTGACGCTCCCGACCAGCATCGGCGGCTCCCTCTACCTCGGCGGCTGCATGATCCCCGCCTCAGTCCGGAAGCAAATCAAGATCGAATGGAACGTCTACAACTAAAGACGAGGCAAAGGCTCCATGAACACAATGGCCCCATCTATTAATACCTACTATTCCATAGCGGATTAGTAATAGTCCAACCCAATCCAGGAGGGCCCAACATGGCCATGAAACGATATCTTCCGGACGAACTAGCCGAGGCGATTCGGCTACATGGCATGTGGCGACGAAATGATGACGGCGGGGTCCGCGCCAACCTGGGCGGGGCCGACCTGGTCGGGGCCTACCTGGTCGGGGCCAACCTGGGCGGGGCCGACCTGGGCGGGGCCGACCTGGTCGGGGCCAACCTGGTCGGGGCCAACCTGGGCGGGGCCAACCTGGGCGGGGCCAACCTGGGCGGGGCCAACCTGGGCGGGGCCGACCTGGTCGGGGCCTACCTGGGCGGGGCCCACCTGGGCGGGGCCTACCTGGGCGGGGCCAACCTGAGCGGGGCCAACCTGGGCGGGGCCGACCTGGTCGGGGCCTACCTGGTCGGGGCCAACCTGGGCGGGGCCGACCTGGGCGGGGCCGACCTGGTCGGGGCCTACCTGGTCGGGGCCAACCTGGGCGGGGCCGACCTGGGCGGGGCCAACCTGAGCAGGGCCAACCTGGGCGGGGCCAACCTGGGCGGGGCCACTGGCTCAGACCTTGCCCTGGCCATGGGGATGCATATCCCGCCCGAAGGACCGTTCTGGGGCTGGAAAAAATGCCGGGGCGGCGTGATCGTCAAACTCTTGATCCCCGCCGAAGCCAATCGCTCCCATGGTGCTGAGCGCAAATGCCGCTGCGAGTTCGCGGACGTGCTGGAGGTGATCGGCGCGGAGACGGGCGAGAGCGACCATACGCCGAGAATCACCTATCGGGCCGGCGAGCGCGTGACGCCGGATGCATGGGACGAGAACCGCTGGGATATGTGCAGCAACGGCATCCATTTTTTCTTGACCCGGCTTGAGGCTGAGAATTACAATCTTTAAGGGAGCAATTATGGCCGCATCTGTTTTTCTCGACCGCAAAGTCCTGAATGTCGCGGAGGACACCAATGGTTCGATAATTTTCCAGACTCTCGATGACTGCTTTGGTATGGATCGTATCCGCGCCTGGGCTCACGAGCAGAAGGTAGATCTGCGCCCGGATACCGCAAGGCGTGGGCATATTAGTTTCACTCGCCGGAAACCCGGCACGTCACTGAAAGGGAAACCATGAAATACATTCCGATCAATCTGCAACCCAAAACGCTACTCCCTGGGATGAAGGTCCAGATGGGACCGGATTGGGATAAGTTCACAGGTGGACATAGAAGTATCACTCCCAACTCGATTGGCATAGTTGAGAGCCAATACAAGCATGGATGGTTTAATGTTACTTGGGACAATGGCTGTAGTTGCATCTATTGCTATGGGGAAACGGAATGGACTAAACATTTCCAATGCGAGGTCCAGGCAGTAAAACCAATAGACGAACCCAAGTTGCAAGGTTCAAGGTTTAAGGTGGGTGATCGAGTCGTGGCGCTCGACAATTGCGGATACACTCCCTGTGTTATTGGACAAACCGGAACTATTGTGGACCAAGCGCGTGAGAATTTATTTCTGGTGGACATCCCTTCCTATGGTTCAGCGCTGAATTTTTTCCCTAACGAAATGGTTCTCGCCCCCGCCGAAACACCCATAGAAGCCGCCCAGGCCCGTATCGACGGCTTTGAAAAGTGCCATACCCAGTGCAAGGAGATCCTGGGTTCGCCCCGCCATAAGCCACTGTATGACTCCGTGCGGGAATTGGTTGAGGAATTGAATTCACTCAAGGCCCAGATCGCTGCGGCCAAGCAAGCGCTCAAGTAGGCATTCAAGGAGAATTCAATGGACATCAATCTCAGCATCAAAAAAATCTGCGAGGGTGATCCGAGCTATCCATATGGGTATCTCTACCTGTCGGTAACGATGGATGGAGGGTGCCTTACTGCCCATCGGACTATCCACCACTACGACAAAAACAAGGCCGGAGCACTGGACGCATATCGCGCCAATCTCCTGTCGCTGGAGCGGCAGCTTTCTAATGGGATCGAAGAAGTCCGGTCCCTGATTGAAGGATTGCCGGCCAAGGTAGTCGAGGCCGATCTTTTCGGGCCTTCATCGTGGTAACATACCAGGATGAAGCCGAGCGACTTTTAGCGCGGTTGATGATCTGGCACAAGCTATACCGATACCACTCAGAGATCGGCGATGTGGATGTTACCCTTCATATCGCTGATCTTTGGGATTCCGCCGATCAAGCCGCCGTTGATCAATTCGTCGCTGCCCGGAATGAAATCACCGGGCAGAAACATCTTCCGTATGATATGGAGGTCTAATGACCGACAATCCGTTGTTTGAAGGTATCGAAACGTCCATCGATAACCCAATAATTATTACGAAGTCCGATCCAATGCCAATCGCCACGTCCACATATACCCACACTCCCATGGGATTAATCCAGATGGCCGTTGAGCGTGGTGATGCGCTGGACAAGCTCGAAAAGCTCATGGACTTGCAGGAGCGCTGGGAGGAGTCGGAGGCACGCAAAGCGTTCAATCGGGCATTCGCAGCATTCAAGGCAGAATCCGTCCAGATTGTGAAGAACATCACCGTGACGGACGGCCCGCTCAAGGGCAAGAGGTATGCGGACCTATTCGCCGTGGTAGATTCCATCACGCCTGCCCTGTCCAAGCACGGTCTGAGTTGCTCATGGAAACTCAGCAAGGATGACCCGACCTGGATGGAGGTGACCTGCTACCTCAAGCACGAGGACGGCCACTGCGAAACAGCGTTCATGGGCGGCCCTCCCGATTCAGGCGGGGCCAAAAGCGCCATCCAGGCCCGCGCCTCGTCCAAATCTTACCTGGAGCGTTACACCGTCTTGGCAATCACCGGACTGGCGGCCACCGACCAGGACAGCGACGGGCGCGGCCCCGCGCCGGTCGGGCTTCCGGAGGATGCGTTCCTGGGGCATCTGGCCGCAATCCGTGGTGCAGAAACCATGGACGCGCTCAAGCCCATTTTCGAGAAAGCATGGAAATCCGCTGGCCTGGACCAGCCTACTAAGAAGGCTCTCCAGGTGGCCTACGACAAGCGCAAGGGCGAACTGCGAGGTGCGAAGTGATCAACATCATCAATTGCGAGCAGGGTAGCATCGAATGGAAGGCGGCCCGCGCCGGACGGATCACCGGGAGCCGCATGGCCGCCGTGCTGGACCGGACCAAGAAGGGCGAGGACGGGGCGAAGCGCCGCGACCTTAAGGCCACCATTCTCGCCGAGATCCTGACCGGCGAGCCGGAGCCCGATGGGTTCGTCAGTTACGAGATGCGATGGGGAACAGATACTGAGCCCATGGCCAGGGCGGAATACGAGGTTCGCACCGGCCTCGTGGTTGACACGGTGGGTTTCATCCTCCACCCGACCAACGAACGGTTTGGCGTCTCTCCTGACGGCATCATTAATCCCACCGCCACGGTCGAGGGAATCGCCAGCATCGAGGGCATGGTGGAGATCAAATGTCCCAAGACCGCCACGCACCTGGGTTACATCTTGGCCAATGTGGTCCCCGAAGCCTACGAGCCGCAGATGATGTGGGAGATGGGCAACTGTGACGCCCGGTGGTGCGATTTCGTTTCCTACGATCCGCGCCTGCCGGAATACCTCCAATTCTTCACCAAGCGGCTCATGCGTGACAATGCGCGGATCGCCGAACTAGAGCACGAGGCCACAGCCTTCATGGATGAGGTAGGCCAGATGATAAAGCGTCTGCCTCAATCCCCGGCCTTTCGTGACACGAAATGAAGATTAACTGGGATCGTGCAACCCTTGTGCCAATCTACGACGAAGCACGTTTCCCATCTCATGTCGTATGTGATGTTTGCAACGGCACGGGAGGATTCGATGGCCGCCCGCGCCATGGTGGAGATCGCATGGAACCAGACGATTATTATTGGAACGGTTGCAATGCGTGCGATGAACGAGGTGAGCATTTCAGCGCCACAGCCAAGTCGGTTATCCGAAGTCGTGTCAAGATCGGCAATCACCGTGAAATCTAAGCCATCCAAGGAAGAAATTGAACACATGGGCCGGGTTAAAAGCCTGCCGTGCATCATCTGTGAAAGGATGGGATTGCGGCAGGTTAGCCCAACAGACGCGCACCACATCAAGCGCGATCCCGAAACCGGCGAATCACTGGGGGCGGCGCAGAAAGGTAGCGGGTTCACCACCATCCCCCTCTGTTGCAAAACGCATCATTGGAATTCCGTCTATGTCACCATGGGGTCAAAGAAATTTGAGCAGCTCCACGGCAATGAATTAACCCTTTTGGCCCTAACCTATGAGCGGTTGGGTTTGCCATATCCATGGGAGAAGCCATGAGAGAAGATGATTCCCCGAACCTCGAAGGACCGCTTTATTTGGCGCAACAGCGGTTGGCCGAAGCCGAAGCACAAATTGACCGGCTCTCGGCAGAAATTGCGAGACTAACGGATGCCTATCTTGTGGAAACGCGAATGAGCGAAGACAAAGACACGCTGATCGCTGCCATGCAAACCGAATTGCGGCAAATCTGTGCGTTATTTGGTCCTGCTCACGATGAAATTCCAAGTCAGCGATGGGGGTGCGGAGCATGAACGCAATCCCTGATTGGTTCCTTGCTGACCGATATGCCGCTTTGGTTGTCGCTGCCGACCGAGAATTCCGGCACAGCAGAGAACCCATTCCAGAGCTTCCGGAGTGCCCCGGTTTCTACACGCCAATGCCCAAAAATACCGCCATGGTCGCTCCAATGCCGAAGCGTGAGCCATTGGGCCATCTCGAATGCAACAGACGATGGCGGGCCTCCCGGCGGATGAGAAATCGCATCGGCCAACTACCACCAGGGACCGAGATCGAAATGGAGTCAGGTGTCGCTGTGATCATGGCCTACATCGCTCCGGGAGATGACCCAATGGCCCCGCTACCGAAGGATACTATGCATAGCCACATGTCGGGGTGTCGTGAGCGTGGCCCTTCACATCTGGCGCGTTACGCCGTCAAGGTTTGGAATGGCAGGCATTGGCATTATTACTGGCCCAAGGCTGCGACTGTGGATCGGGATTACCGAGGTTAGAGTTGTGGTAATCGCTATTGGGTTTCTGGCGTGGATCAAGGGTCGCTTCATAGTCCGCCGCCAGGCGCTCGGACTCCCGGGCCTGGGCCAGTATTCGCTGCCGAATCTTATCCTCCCGGCCACTGGTGGCCGGGAGGGACTGCTCTTTGCGCTTGTTCATCAGTAGCTCGGATACCATTTGGCGCTATCGAAGGTCATCACCATGGCCTTGCCAACCACGGCGGTTGAGGACAGGGCAATGGGGTAGTTGAGCCCCGACTGAACACTACCGGTCGCCAGCGTCCAGGCGGCATCGGGAATCAGCGTTACCTGCCCCGTCCATCCGGCGTAGGGGATGGTGATCAGGCTGATAGCCCCCGTATTGACGATGTGGCAGATATCGAGATTCGGGGCGATGGTGTTAGCGGTTGCCACACCGTTGCCCACGAGCAGGGAGCGAGGACCAGCAGCAATCCCCACGCAAAGCCAAGCACGATACTGGACGCGCACGAACTTGATGACCGAGTAGGCCGGAACTACTTGCGTTACCTGCCCCGGCATGAAGAAGCCATTGGCGCTCACGCCGCCGTGGGTGAATGTCACCGGAGCACTGCCGAGGAAAACCGTGATCTCCTGCCCAATCTCCCCGTTGAGGAGGGTGCTCAGGGTGATCGGTGCTGAGTTCTGCGCATACATGAGTTCCTGGCCGGTGACGTCCATGGCATCGGCCAGCGTGACGTTGACCGTGCGGGCGGTATCTGGAGCCGCCAGAAATTTAACCCGGGTACAGCCGAAGGCGTCAATGGCAATCGAGTGCGCGCCGCCATCGTAATTAGGACCGATGACGACATTAGAAATCTGGTTGAGCCCTGTGGTGACGATTGAGTAATAGGTATTGCCGTTCAATCGGCACTGACCAATATACCCGATGGAAAACTGAGCATCGACATAGATACCGTTCTGAGACGCCCACATAAGGCAATTTTGAATGTCGAACCACATAGCATAGCTGCCGGTGATACGGATATTCGCGCCCTTGCTATCGCTGGCTCCGAGCCCGTTGTTCTCGAAATAGCACTCACCACTGAATGTGAGGCCCTCAACTCCGTTGGCCCAGATACCAGCCGAACCGGGGTTCGTGTTCGGGGTGGAGACGTTGCCAGTGCATCCAGCTCCCTCGAAGTCACAGTGATCGAAATTGACTCCTAGTATTGTCCCTCCTGGGTTATTCGTTGCCATGTTGATATACACGCCGTGGGAACCACTCACATAACTTCGGCAGTTCGTAAATTTGAGGTGGTTAACTACACCGGCAGCGCATGGCACCACATAAAATCCGTAGGTGGTGGAATTCAGGATCTCCACCCCCTCGAACTGGGCCAGGATGCTGCGGCCTAGAATGGAGAGCCCATAGGGGTAGCCGGTGATCAACACGTGCCGGAACACGTGGTTATCATTGATTTGGGTGGTGCCGATGGATGAGATTGCCGGGGTCGTCCCGGTAGCAATCCCCGACGCGTTTGTGAACCCGATCTCTTCAATATGAATGTCCTGGCACGGTCCGGACAAACTCCCGATACTGATGACAGGGTTGTTGGTGGCAGGGGTGAGTTGCGTGGCGTTTTTCCCCTTCCCCCGGATGGTGATGCTACCAGTAGCAATCGAAAAATTGCATTTGATGAGACCGGCTGGTAAATTAATCACATTGCCGAAATAGGTATTTCCACTTATATATCCGAACGATGCAATGGCTTTGGTAATCAGCGCGGACATGTCAGTGGCCCCGGTCGTATCTACGGTGCCGAAGTCAGCCAGGTCAGCCACCTGAGCGTTTTTGACTGCCTGGGTGCTGGCCACTGCCCCATTCCAGGGCTGAATCTCCCCCACTAGCGCTGCCCCACCACTCATAGCGAGATCTCCAGGCAGGGTGCCGACGGGGTAGGAGAGGGCGGGGTTGAACCCAATCATACCCTGCCCCAGAGACGCCGAAGTGGTAGATGCAAGGGCGGCGGCTAGATTGGAACCATAACCAGAGATGTTGTCAATCGGGAAATTGGCTTGCTGGACGGAATTAACATCGAGTAGATTGAATTTGTATGCATTCTGCCCCAGCCATATCGCAGCGGTCCCAAAGGCATCAAGGATAATCGGATTGGTGTTTGGGACGGTCAGTGTCGAATCGGTATAGGTTGCTTGCGGGATTAGTGTTCCAGCCTGATAGGTAAAAAGCTGACCCCCTGCAAGCGGATTCCCTTCATTGGAAAGCGCCTGGAACCTGGGATACGTGAAAATCGATGCGGTGGAAGTTGCCATTTGTTGCCTTTCGTTTAGCCGAGCACTGAAATAATCGCGTTGGACACAGTGAATGAAGATGAAGTCCCTGCGCTAACGCTTATTTTTACATCTAGTGTGTTGGAAACCGTGGTATTGACAACCGTTATACCTGCATCAGACCCTGCGTTGACTGGGTTCAACCCAAAACTAGACCCACCGGATAGTTGGACAGAAGTGTAAAGTGAACCACTAGCCCCGGTTGCATAACAAGACATAACAACTTCGAGTTTCACTCCGTATGTTCCAACGGCTAGAGTAGGAGTAACAGAAGGAAGAGATGCCGATCCTACCAACGGGAATAGCGTTACAACGGCAGATGTTCCATTACTTATCGTCCCATAGACTTCTATTTTGATGGTTTTCCCAAGCACAAGGAAATTAGCAGGGATAGAAAGGGACCCATTGAAGTTACTCCCGAAACCTTGGATCAAGGAGTAATTGGTTGAGGTTGCCGCGATATTGACGGTGTATCCAGTCACCTTAGACACGGCCAGCGCACCACCCTTGTAAACCTTGACCAGATTAGCAGTTGATGCCCCTTCATTCACGCAAAGGGTCTGCTGGGTTGTATCCGTCCACATATCGCCCAGAGCGGGGGACGAATCAGTATAGAGGTTGAAGTTTACCTTGTTGAAGTTTGATCCGATGGCAAGGTTATTCAGGGTATACCCGACCGTCCCAGCCGCGTATGCGTTCCCGCTGGAATAGCCCACAAGGCCCGCGCCGTTTGTGGCGAGGGTAGTGAGCGGCAGATTCGTTTCAAGCACCCCTGCCGCATCCAGCGCGCTCCCAACAGTGCTTGCGGAGTGCGATCCTGGCGTGTATCCGACGATGCCAGCGCCATCGGCTCCGAGGGTTGCGGAAGCAAGCGCTGCCAGTGATGCGTTGCCCCGGATATTGTCGATTGGGTAGGGACTCTGCTGCACCCCGGCAGCATTGAGCAACTGGAATCGATAGGGGCTAGAACCAAGCCAGAATTGTGCCTCACCATAGTTGTTGAGGATAATCGGATTCGGCATGTTGGTGGCAAGGGATTGGCTAGTATAGGTCGCCAGTGGAGTATTGGTTCCGGATGCATACGTATACAGCAGGCCGCCTGCCAGCGGCAGGCCCGTCACGTTGTCAACCGCAGAAAAGACCGGAGCCGTAGCCAAAGAACCGCTAGCCATAAATGAATCCCTCTATTGAATTATACGGTAGGCGGTAAAGCCCCGATTACGGATTAGTATTCCTTGAACCCGCTATTCTTTTTGCCCATAGCCATGCTCTTTTTGTGGATGCCCATGATGGCCTTGTCAATGGATTTGTCGCCCTTGCTTCCTTCGGGCAGACCGTGGGCCTTGTCGATCATCCTGTCAGCAGCCTTCACGTGCGGAGGAGCGGACTCAGGGATGCCAACTTCCTTCTTACTGACTTTGTCGGAATCAGACTTCCCCTTATGGGCGTTATAATTTTTGCCCTTACCGACCGTTGCAGCTCGGCCAATATCGGATTTGAATGCACTATCATTCTTGGGCTTGGCCATCATATCTCCTAGTAGGATTTGAACCCGCCGCCATTGGATTTTTTGGGCGGGGCGGCATTGGTTGACTTCGCGGATGCCTTCGATTTGGCGTTGCTATCGTTGATGGGCTTTTTCACCTTCGGGACGGCAGGGGCCGATGCCGGGTGCCCGAGGCCCACCTTGGCATCAGCATACGAGTGTTTGAGGGGAGGCTTTACCTTGGGGACAGCGGGAGCCGACGCAGCAATACCATCTTCGCCCTTGGACGCAATGGCGGTGCTATGCTTCGTGTAATTCTTGACTTTGGCCATGCTACTTCACCTTCTTCATGGGTTTAACGGTCTTTACGGGGGCCTTGATTTTCGACGGAGCCACAGCAACGGCAAAATTCGGCTTCGTCGCATGGTAGGTCGTTTCGTGCTTGTATGATCCGTCCTTACCGCTGGACGAATGATGAACCAGAACACCATTTTTGATCTGTTCGATTCGGAACGTTTCATTCTCGGGCAGAAACGGCTGCGGAGATTCCTTCATCTTAGCCTTCATCATTTTCCCCACTTCTTCGCATTCTTGGCGAACACGATGCGCTTTTTTTCTGCGGGCGAAGCATTCTTTTCAGCCGCGTTGAGTTTCTTGGCCGGGATCTTCTGACCCTGGGGAACTCCAAGATCCTGATGCAAGAGTCCCTTGTGTGATGGTTTGATATGGATTCCACTCTTGGCCATGATCACCTCAACTATTGATCCAGACGGATATTGCGCCGCCCGAAAGGCCAGTAACGTTTACCCGGTAGAAGTTGAACCGAACGATGGAAGACGAATAGAACTGAGCCACATTGCCCGTTCCAGAGGTGAAGGTAAGGCTATTGATCGTAGTCCAATTCTGACCAGAGATAGATCCCTGGAAGTTGACTACGCCGGCCACGGTCGAAACGGACCCGCAAGCCTCGAAGTGCACAGTATCACCTCCAGGGTGCGGGCAATTCCCCTGAGTGCCACCAGTGCCATTGAAAATACCCAAAAGGTTGGGAGTGCCGGACATCATTTGTCTCCTTTAGATGCGGACTCTGCCGCGTGACTCTGCCGCCCAAGAATTGCCCCGGCGACCGCCCCAAATGCCATCGTATCTCATTACAGGGATACCTTCGTTGATGTTGTCAATCGCGTTTCTGGCTGCCAGTGCTTTCGCATGGAAGTCAGGGGAAAGCGCCCGCTCAAAGTGCAGAGCGAGGTATTCGGCCAAGGTCAATTTCATGGCCATGGCATAGCCGGGAGGGGCAAAAATGATCTGGTCCAGACCAGAGAGTGCGCTTAGCTGCTCCCAAATATACAGGGTGCAGTTGGCGGCATTGGCAGGGATGGGCCAGAATCGAAGGTTGCGAAACGGGAATGCATCATCGTCGTAGCAGAACAACGGCCAAAGACTATTCGTATTCTTGGCTGGAATCCCAACCCATTCCTCCAGCGGAATTAGGGGAATCTCAATCTCGACCGGCTGGCTACTTCCGTTGGGATACTGAATGCTGATTTTCTCGATCTTTACTGGACGCGGAATGTTCCAGTTGTAATCCTGGTTCGACCCGCCATACATCGTATTGGTTCCCGGTGCCACGTAAGAGCAGAGGCCCGCTTGGACCTGGGTAATAGGGCCTGGTGCAGTCCAGTTGAGGGAATATTGGTTCCCCCCCACAATTCCAGTAATGTAAGTGTCTGCGGGGACGCCTGGAGCGATGAGGCAATTCCCGATACCGACCGTGGGATTACCAGAAACAACGGTCATGACGTTGTTGAGGACATTACACACAAACGGGTTGAGGGACCCCAATTGATAGGTCTGAATGCCATTCTGGAACGGAAAGGTATATGGTGTATCGGAGTAAACCAAGAGGTTCTGGTTGTCCCAACTATCCAAAAGATCAACCAGAGTGGTCAATCCAAGTTGGGTTTCAAACGGAATAAGCGGGCTGGTTTGATCGAAAATGCCGATGAGCGACATTGCCGATTGAATCACGTCCAACGCCGTCATTGTGGCCATTACAGAACCGCCCTCTTGATTTTCACGGTCGCCCGCATCCCCTCAATCGTCTTGTCCTTTTCGGCAAGCTCAGATTCGAGGTTCTTAACTAGTTCGCGGAGTTTCTCGCATTCGGCGCAGAACTTCACCTTGGATGGACGCCACGGGGTTTCCTGCCAAAGCGCCTTGTCCTTCATGTTGTCGAAATGATCAGCCGTCTCAAAGAAAGCAGCTACCCCATCCCCACGTCTGTAAAGCCAAGTCGGAAATACCACTAGTCACACCTCTACCTTATATTATAACTATCGCCACCCATTTATTATTTACAATGGATGGCGACAGTCTGTTACCCGTGGTTAGCCGAGAATCCCGACAGCCAAGAGAGCCGCCGTAATCGCCTGAACCTGCTGGTAAAGCGCCTGGGCCTGAGCAGCAGTCGCGTAAGCAGCGGTGCCGGCAGCATAGGCAATCAGGGGAGCGAAGTTCGGATTGACCATGATCGGATTGGGCAGGTAGGGATTCGCGCTCGAAGCCTGGGGGATCGGGAGGGGATCCACATAAGCGGCCTGAGACAGGGTGATAGCCTCGCCCGCAATCGTGCCCGTAGCACCCGACAGCAGATAGGTGGACGAAACAGCGTTGTTCGCGCCAGTGATGCCAGCAACGACGATCAGACCACCAAGAGGCAGGCCCGCGCCAGTGACAACCTGCCCAACAATCGGGAAGGTAAGGCCGCCAGTGGCCGCGACGGTCAGGGTCATAACCCCGATCCCAGCCGCGTTATTGGCGAACGAAGCGGAAGCGCCAGTGGATCCGGCAACGAGGGTAGCAGGGCCGGTGGCAAGGTAAACCGCGCCAACAGTATTGGCGACGCCATTGCCGAGCGGAGCAGCCTGGAGGGTGCCGGTGGTGCCGTAGTTCACGCCACCGACTGCCGCGATGCTGTAATACTGGTTGGCAACCATCAGGTTGGCAAGCTGTTGCCCCTCACCATAGAAGGTGAGGGTGTCAGTGATCGACTGGCCAACAATCGCGCCAGGGGCAAGAGCCGTCTGGAGCGGGACCGATGCGGTATAGGGCTGGGAGGTATAGGAGGTCATGTTTCAATCCTAAAAGAATAGGCCAAGGGAAAGCTGGGGAGGGGTTACCTCCCCAGCGGTTTGTTTAGTGGACGACCTTGGTAAGGAACCCAGTCCGGAGGGGAGCCGCGTTGTAGAGCGCGTCCAGCCGGAACAGGAGCTTATGGTTGTAGCCGTCCAGCCAGAACAGGGTAGAAGCACGGAGCCCGGTCTGGGGATCCTTCATCCGCTTGGACAGAGAGAACGCACCCGAAGCGCCACCAAGACCAGCGGTATCAATCAGGTCGGCCATACAGAAGGCAATGGCTTCCTCGTGGAACACGGCGGAAACCTGGAGAACCTGGCCGGTGCCCGCAGTCAGCGCGGAAGCGGTAGAGAAGCCCCAAGGGTTGATCGTGGGGGTGCCGGTAGGAAGCTGGTTGACGTTCTGGAGCGGGCCGCTAGTGATCATCGGGGGGAAGTAGTTGACGGTGGTGCCAACCTGCGAGGTAACCACGAAATGCTTCAGCTCTGCCTGGACGCCCTTGCCCATCGGGTTGACCGCATTAACGCTAGTGACCGTGAAGCACTCGCCGGGGTTAAAGGTGCCGGTCATACCGGAAACCACCATCGAAGTCCCGCCGTTGGTCGCACCGGAGGCGTAAAGAATGGTGCCGCTCCAGGTGCCGAGGGTCTGAGAAGGGGCGTTCGCGGTGTTGCAGATATCCATGCCCGCACCCTTAGCGACCGTGCCGTTACGCCACCGTTCGGCAACTTCGGTCTGAGGATTAAACAGAGTGGTCAGACCCTGCCAAATGCTCGCATCAACATGGGGGTTCAGAGCCGCGCTGATCCGGTCGTCCTGGAACACGCCGGATTGAGTTTTCATGACAGCGTAACCGTCAACCAGCGGAACCATGGAGCTGATCGGCTGCCCGATGCCATTGGTGCCAGTGGAAGTAAACGGCTCATTGAACTGATTGAAACCGTTGTTGGTCGGACCCGTGATCAGGGTATTCCAAATGGACTGGTCCATCTGCTGCCAGAGGGTCTGAGCCATGGGATCGACGATGTTGGTATAGAACTCGTCAACGTTCAGGGTCTGCTGAGCAACAGTGACCTCGATATCAACGCCGCCCTGGAACAGCTGCACCGGGGTGTAGTAGTCCTGATAGGCGCTGGGCGCAGCGGTAGCACCCGAACGGTAAGTCGGGAACCAAGGGGTGCGGATATTCAGGGTATCGCCGATCTTGCCGCCATCCGGGCCACCGTTGGCAGCACGGAAGGAACCGCTAAAATCGCCGTCCCATCGGCGGGCAACGCGGGACACCATGACCAGGTTGTTCTTGACCTGCTTCAGCGCCTTGGCGGTGATAAACGCCTGGTTGTTATAGACATTCTGGATACCGGGCATTGCAAACTACCTTTCTGTTAGAACTCCTGGAAGCCGAAATTCTTAACTCCGGCAGTGGAGTTGGTTTTGGTTGCTTTCACTGGTTTAATGGGGGGAGGAAGGGGTTTCTTCGCCTTGACGGGTTCAGGAACAAGTTCGGGGATAGCAAGCCGCGCTTCGATCTTGCCAATTTCCTTGGCGGTGCGCAGCGGGTCCATGGAAGCGATGCGGATTGCTTCATCAGAATTGGCCAGGAGATAATGCCAGAGATCACCGGAAACATCGGAATCCTGGATGAGCCGAACCACAGTGGGATTGGCGGTCTGAATGCCACTCGCCACACGTTCCCGGTCCATTTCAAGCAATTCCGGCATATCGGGGAATTTCTTGACCATTTCCTGCTGCTGGGCCTTGAACGCCTGCTGTTTCTGCTGTCGGTCCCGCTGGTAGAGCTTGACATCAACCTTGTAATCAATGTCCTTCTCACCTTCGGGATAACTGGCTGGGTTGGGGGCATCCGGATCAACCGGAGGTTCCCCAGGCGTTTCTACCCTCTGTGTCTGTCGAATAGCATCGAGTTGGCCCCTGAGCCGTTCTCGTTCCCTAATGAGCTTTGCGATTCGGGCCTCAGCCTTAGTATCGCGGTGCTTGTCGGGCTTGGTTTCTTCTTCCTCGGTCAAAGTCTGATTTTCGGCTTCTTCCTCGGTTTGCTCGGATTCTACGGTTTCAGTAGTTTCAACTTCCTGAGTTTCAACCGTTTCTTCCGTCTGTTCTGGAGTAACAATTTCGGGTTCTGGCTTTTGCGCAGTAGCAGGGTCCAACTCGCCTTCTCTAACCCCCTGTTTCAGCACATCATCAAGGTTCCCCGCTTCTCCAAAGGCACCGTCTAGCTTGTTCTGGTATTCACTTGCCATTAGTTCTCCTCATGACATATGAAGTGTCAAGTCTCATACATGGTTTTAAAGAGGTCCAAGAACTCTTATATGTATTATAACGATGCCCCAAAATTCACCGGCTGCATGTTCGCACCCTGAGATAATGGGGCGGTGGGAGCCGCAGCCTGTTCGGGTGGATTCGTAGCCTGCTGAATCGCGGCCTGATGAACTGCCTGATCCTTGGCCATCAAGTGCTTGGAAATGCCCATTAGCATTTCGTGCGACTGTTGACCCTTGAGCTTCAATTCCTCCATCTGCGCCTGGAGCAAAGTCTTGTTTGAATCATGGTCCATTTGTGTCTGATGCTTGGTCAGTTCGGTCTGGGCCTGAATCTGAGCGATCTGGAGGCGCGTTTGTTCGGTATTGGCCAGATCGGTTTCCTTCTGGAGAGTGGCCGAAAGCTGCTGAATCATCTGTTGAGCCTGGCCAAGTTGGGCCTGCAACGCCTGGGGATCGGGCTTGTTTTTCTGATCAATCGGCTGGAGCGCGGGAGGCAGTAGCTTTTCAAGCCGCTTTTTCAACTCGGCAGATTCCGGGAAGTCCATAAGCCCGACAATCAGGTCCATGCAGTAATTGGAAATCGCCGGATTCTTCATGGCAAGCTGAGTAAGCTGGTTCAGGTTTTCCTGCCGTTTGGTATGGTAGGACGGGCCGGAATCTACAGTAACGGCATATTCGCCCGTGGACAGGTCAAATACCTTCCCAACTGCCGCCAGTTCCCCGCCGTCCTCCGGCTGGGCAGCGCCATTGACCCCGACAGATTGATACTTCCCGCCCAGCCCAAGAATGCGGATCACTTCCGGCTCGGTCATGGTCTTGCGGATCAAGTCCAGGAGCTGCTTGCCAAGCACTCGGATGGCCCGGGTCAGGTTGTCGCTAAAATTGTAGTGCGCGACATTGCCCGCATTCTGGAGCGCCTTGATCGCAACTCCAGATTGATCGTTCGCCATCTTTTCGCCCAGCGTAGGATCAAAGATTGCGCTGGTCGCCTTGATATCATTGTCGAGCATCTGGGCGACGGCCATCATCCCCTGAATTGGGGGTTCTGCGCTCTGCCGCTGGGGAATCGGAAGGGGGATCTCGGACCCTTCAACCTGGGTTTTATAGGTCAAGTAAGGAAGGTCCAGGACGTTTACCGATGCCCAGTCGTCCTTGTGGTCATCAACAGAACCCTCCGCAACCAACCATGGATTTTTGGGAGCCCGGGCGATCATCTCCAGGATAACCGTCTGGATAGTGTTTAACATGACCTGGGTTTCTTTGGTGTTCCGGACCAGACCGCTGTAAACCCTATTGCCATTATCTAGGATCGAGTCCCCAAAGATGGGGATGATCGGGATATCCTCACCGATCCACTCCGTTTCCTCAAGAATCTCTCCGGGGGCACAAAGCTTATACCACTTCACCACCAGGCGGTAATCGTCGCGCTCGATAGGTTTCCCATCGGGGTCTTTGGAAATCTGCTTCAGTTGACGGGGAGTGCAGTCGGCCTTGTCCATGACCGTTCCGTCTTTGAGCTTGCAGAGGGTATATTTTTCGTGCGTCTTGACGTAATATTCCACAACCATAGCAGACTTGGTATCGGAGTCAAACCAGTTGGGGAACTTGGATGCAATATTGAGCCAAGACTGCCAAGACCGGCAAGCCAGATCGGATTCCGGGTATTCCTCTACAAATTCATCATGGCTCAGGAGGTCCATAACGAAGGCATAGGTGATATCCGAGCCGTCAACCTCACGGAATGCTGGATCGATGTAGACCATGAATGGATTCGGGACCGCCTGGATTTTGATTTGCTGGTCGAACGATCCCGGCTTGTATTCGGTCATGAGCCGCATGAATCCGATGCCGCCCTGAACCGCATGTTCAAATCCGGTATCATAGGCAAGGTCTGCCCGTGACTGGTATTCGATATGTCGGGCGATCCCCTGGAGAACGTCCGCAGTATCAGCATCGGCTTGGGTGTTTACAGCGTGGTAGCAGATCGCAGGGCGGTTGTCGCGCTGCTGATTGCATATCTGCTTCACCTGAGCATTCAAGCGATCTGAGGCGATTGTAGGCTTGCCTACGCGGGCCGACTTGGCATCTTCCGGCCACTGATTCGCCGGGGAAAGAAAGTTAATTTCTTCAATAGAAATTTTATATTGATCTTCCCAAGATTCAATTGTATATTTCAAACGCTCACAAACGGTATCTTCAAAAGACTTTTCGGCAGCGGCCATTCAACACCCTCACATATTTATTATAGCGGGTGGGGTGTTTTGTTATTTTTACTAGCGCAACGAAAAATCCCCCGCCGCCAGACGAGGGATCGAAAATATTTCATCCGGCGTGGTCACAGATTAATATTCTCTCAAGGTAATTATACACATCAGGAAGGGCCGCGCAAGAACTATTTTAAAAAAGATCGTGCATGGTTAAATTTACCCCGTGAAGTCGGTCGCCAGGTTCAAAATGCCGACGGCGAGATTAAACGTTGCGAGTATTGGATTCATGGTTCCGTCCTAGACGAGTTTACAAGGAATCTCTGCGTCTTCATTGAACGCATAAACTGCGCACATGCGATGATATCCATCCGCGATGACCAGATCATTCCCATGTCGCACCATAAGTATAGGCGAAAGAGGGTCGCCGTGTCGGATTTTTTTGATGTTTTTCTTGACGTGGGAATTGCTCACCCCAAGCAAGGAAAGCCTGGATGCACGGAAAATATCTTTGGCATTGAAGTGCCGCATTGGCGCATCCATGAGCGCCTGGATTGCGTGCCGAGCATAAACATCGCTGCCCACGAGGCACAGGTATTCATATGCAGCGGGATAATCGTGGGGCTGAGGTTCGACCCGCCACTTGATTTCGATTTTGTTTTTCATATCACTCCCAGAAGGTCAGAACAAAGACTACCACAATCAGAGCCACAATGCACCAGGGATATTCAGCGACGAAACGAACAAACCATTTCATGACTCAATCTCCCTCACTGCAATTTTGACTTTGGCCGGGATTGGCTTAGGTTTAGGAATTGATACCATGTCGCACTGAAACGAATCATACCATCGGAGCGCGGCAAGCGCATGACGGGCTTCGGTTTCGTCCCACGACTGGAGAACTGTTGATGCGATATCTCCGTCTTCATCCAGTTTCAAAATGTTCCAACTAGATTCGTCATCGTCGTCTAGTTTTTCCAGCCTCCACTCGCTCACACAACCTCCGTCTCGATTTTGGTTGGATGCTCTACCTCAAAATACCGCCTACGTTCAACCGCGAAGTTCCGGACAATGTCTTTGCCTGCAATTTCCCACGAAAGGATCAATCCACCTAGCGCGGGTTGACCGCCCAGCCGCTTAGAGAATGCGGAACCGCTGGCCTGAAATGTAGGACAAAGGACAGCAAAAACTCCGCGGTCCTCTACCACTGCAAACTGATGGAGATGGCCGGCCAGGCAAATATGTGGCTTCTGGCCAGCCCCATATGATTCCACGTGTTTCTGTAGCTTATAGGATTTACTATAGGCAGCGCCGCCTAATGGGTGCCAAAGCTCGATGACCGCGCCCAGTATGGACAAGAACGCGCCACAGGTGCCGTAGAACCGGATATCATTCCGTCCATGTTCGCGGAAGTATCCAACGATGAATGCGCCCACATTGACGCCGCTGGCCGAGTGGAAAGTCTCACAGTGATTCCCTGTGATTGCGTGGTAATTCAATCCAGACAGTCGCGGCAACGTTTCATACAGGTCTTGAGTCTGATCCTCAAGGCCCGTGTGACTTAACTCGAAAATACCGTGCTGATAACATCCATCCAGCAAATCGCCGGGAATCAGAATATGCCGGATCCCGCGTGAATACATGTGTTCGACGCAATCCTGGATTTGTGCCCGGAGGCAATACTTGGACCCGAGATGAAGATCGGAAATGACACCGATTATCTGACGTTCACCGTTGGTGGGCTGGATCAAGGTATCTTGGACGGTGCGGATTTGTTCATTGGGAGACAGGAAGATATGGTCATTGCCTATCTGTAGGTCAATGCCACGATCCTTGGCATTCGTCATGAGGTTCCGCACAACAGACGGAGACTTCCCCAGTTTGTCGCACAGGGCCTCGAATTCGATAGGCTTGCGAGTCGCGGCAATGAGCGACTGGATATCAGCGTTCAACTTGCCCGACTGTTCAGTATTCGTGAATGGTGAAGATTTATGAACAGCGGCCCGTCGTGCCCGCTTTGTGGCATTCCATCGGTCTCTGGCCTCCCTCGTGTTTCCCATTAGACGATCCTATCAAGAGAGTCCACTACCTCAACCTTGGGCCAGTAGTGGAACAGGTTTTCTGGCTTGCCAATGACGATGATCCGTTTCCCTAGCGCTAATGCAATGCCAAATTCAACATGCCGACCCCCTCGGGGAGGTTGGTTCCCCTGGGGCTCGGCAAAGAACACGAGCGCATCGCAACTGGAAAGTTCCTTGATGTCCCGAACTGCAAGATCCCGCAGGGCATCATCGGACAATTCTCCAAGTTGAACGGTCGGAAGGTAAACCTCCTGGTGCCAAGTGGACACAACATCATGCCCTCTTGACTCCAGTATTTCCGCCGCTTCCCAGACGGAAACCTTTTTTCGAGTAGGCAGCGGCGACGTAAATTTTCATTCGTGGTCCGATTCGTCCGCGCTGGTGGTCTCTAGCGATTCAGGGTAGAAAATTTCATCGACACTGTTCCTGGAATATCCGGCAGCAAGCAGGACCGGAACCATGAGATCATCGACAACATCTTCAACTGTGAAATCTTCTTCAGGGATTTCAACCGAGTAGACCCCATAACAATTTTCGAGCGTGAGCTTGGTCATGATCAACCTTTCAGCCTGTGGAGAACTTTGCCTGGCAGAATCCATGAAAGGAACGGGGTGATCCTGTTCACTTCATCTGCATCGTAGGATTCGTGATGGCCTTTCATGTAACACATTGTTTCCGCTTCCGAACAGAACCACTTGTCGGGGCTGGTCCAGTTCCGATGGAAAAGGAATCCAAAAATCCCTAGCGTGTCATAGGGCAAACCCTCGGATTCTACATTGGGATACTTCGGGTCATACCCGGTCTGTTCCCTGAACCACTGGATTGCCAGATCAGGCCGGGAGCACGGCTTGGCCTTGGACACGACAACCGAATTGTCACGGAGGAACGATTGGAGCCTAACCCTTCGGCACTTGGGGTAGCGGGCCTCATTGACCCATTTGCCATTGGGCTCAAGAACCGCAACGTGGCTATACGGAGACCACGTAAAGATCCGGATGGCCCAAGAGATTAGGGTATTAGACCGGGCATAGAGTGAAATCATCGGCCATCCCCGTTGAAAACACTGTGGACCATGGTGGAGAACAGGACTAAGACACCGGTCTCAAGGCTCTTGAATAGGTCCAACTGCTCAGCTGGGATTCGGTGAGTCGCCAGGAGGCAGGTCATCAGGATAAGCAGGGCCAGAGTCCCCGCCGCCAACCACGCCGATGGACGACTGAAAATCACCGTCCAGGCAGATCCAGTTGAGCCCTGCGGAATAGGGATCTGGGGCGTAGGGATCTGCGGGATCGCCCCACTGGTAGGGAAATCAGGCACGGTTCCCACCGTTAGGCCGCCGGGGTAGGGGCCGAGGCCGAAAGCGCGGTAACGGCATTCTGAAGCGCAGTGACGAAGGGGGCCGTATCGGTCACGGCCAGCTTCAGGAACGCCTCAGCCACGAGCAGATTGGCCGCGAGGGTGGCCATCACCGGGGAAGTCGCGCCAACAGCAGCGAGGGACGACTGGAGCGCGGTGATCTGGGTAAGGATGGTGTTCAGTTCGGCCTCGCCCTTGATAGCGAAGTTTTCGATACCGACGAAGAAACTAGAAGCAGACATTGGCCCTCCTGGGCGCTAGGTTGGGATTGCGGAAGCCCTACGGAGCCAGCCAGAAAGGAATGGTTGGTCGTTAGGGTGTTGAGCGGCGATACTTTCGTAATGCGCCGTAGAGACGGATACCAGAGCATTCATGAGCTTGCCGGGGTCACAGCTATTGATTGCGGATTCGGTGGCGGGGCCGTAGCTGTCGTCAACCGCAACGGGATATCCGCACTGGACAAGGGATTCCTGGGCCAATTTAATGCCACTCGGGAGCCCGTTATTAACGTCCATGTCAAACACCTTGGTTGCGATCACCTGACTGGCCACTCCATCAAACTTCCAATATCCTAGTCTATAGAATAGACTAATCTGATCGGGTGTCAAGGCCCAAGTACCTCCCGGAAAATTTAATTCAGGGTGACGCTTATTGAAGTCGGCCAACGCGGATGTTGAGACTCCGCAGTTCGTCCGGCCCCCAGAATCTCCCACGAGGTTGCATTTACCACCTTCCCATCCGAGGATAAACGGGAGCGCCCGGAGGAAGTCGGCCATCCTCAGCGCCTATCGCCCTTGCTGTTCTTGAGCAACATATCGATCTTATCGTCCATCTTGCTGAGCACAGCCATCATTTCTTGCCGATTCTGCTGCAACTCCTGAATCTGGACGCTATGTTCAGTGAGCTTCGATTCCACGCTTGCACTCGTATTGCCATACCAAAGCATGACTGAGCCTATTACCGAAATGGCCATAATGATAGACCCAAACGGAACCGTGCGGTCAAGGCTCCACCCTTCTTTGTGCTCAGTCATGCCAATCTCTCCTTACTATCTATTATACTCCAGACAAACCCATAGCCGGGGACGCGCTGCCTGCGGGAGTGGGGGGAGCACCGCCCGCACCGGATAGTCCGGGCGACTTGACCGCGCTATGGACCTGAGTTCCGATCCTCTTGGGAGTAACCTTCTCATGGATGGGGGAATTGCCGGTTGCAGGTCCATTGAACCCGGCGGTTGGAGGAATGGGGGAACTAAAATTACTACCCATCATTGCATGAAACGCCTGCTGATGGGCGATGGGGGCATGGACCCACGGCATAGACGTCATGGTTTCACTCCTGGGGCACCGCTGATGGACTGGTATGGTTGACCGCTCGGCATCGCATCATATTCTTCCTGTGACTTGGGATGATGCAACCCTGATGCGAAAGGATAGGATGCTCCGGAAATCTTGCCGATCTGTTCTGCAAGGTTCTCTAGTTCTGGCCCCGCAGGGATTTGAGAAGCATATTGGAGAGTCTTTTGTGTGGCCGGGTTCTGTAGTAGTTTCCACATCAAACCAGGTCCCGTGAGCGCGGGATATTTCAATGCAGCCGCTCCAGCTACGCCGCCAGTAATGGCATTCCCGTGTTCCCCAAGTGCAGCAGCGGTCCCAATGTTGGCGAGCATCCCGGCCCATTTGGATGTCGATGCCACATTGGCCAGGCCATGAAAAGCGGCGGCCATTTCGGGATCTGCAATCTGGTCTACGGCTGGCATCGCCTTGTTAATTGAAGTCAGGAATGAACCCGGATTTCCATTTGCCTGCCTGTTCGCCGCATCCAGCATACTGAAAAGCAGAGGGTCGGCACTGGATCCCTTGGCAATGATTCCAACCTTGTCAGATCGCATTCTGGCCAGAGATCCCTGATCCATGGATTTGATCAAATCATTGGGTGTTGGAGTGTCTCGCAACTGGGTAAGATACTGCCCTCCTTCTGATTTATCAAAAAGCGGAACAACCTGGGTAGCGAAAACCTTTCGCGCAGCCTTCGCATCATCGGCCAAAGCGGGATTAGATTTGGTCATCGAATCCATCACGGAATCACGGACATCGCCCAGCATCCCGCGAGCTTCGCTATCGCCATGGACCTGAGCCAGCGTCCTTTGCGCAGCTCCGAGCTTCTTGATCACATCAATGGCCCCACCGAAGTCATTGCTCACATTCCCTTCTGGATCGCCCGCTTCCTGAAGATCGCCCAAGAGATTGGACAGAACCTCCTTGCGAGCATCAGGCATCGCCATTGGGGGACGCTTCTGCCCAATACCAAGGAGGGACTGCAACTTATCAATGGCGGGGGAGTAGTCCATTTCGACATTCGGAGCCTCCGCGTCAACGGGAGCAACAGCCTTTTTGTATTGGTCCCAAGCGTCATTATATTTGTTGATGGCATCATCTTGGAGCGCCACGCCCGGGGTTTTCCCACCAAGTCTAGATTCAAGTTCGTCCAAAACGCTTTGAACAGACCGGGCCCGAATCGATTTTGCCACTCCCTTGATACCATTAATACTCTCTCCCAGCGCAGAAAGTCCACCTGGGACGGCTCCCCCCATAGCCATGGCCCCTTGAAGATTCCCGGCCATATGCTGCCCGTAGGACTGGCCTTGTTCTGGGGGAGTGGTAAGTCCAGCCTGAACACCATACGGGACCGCAGAAGCCACGCCAGCGCTGCTAGCCTGCCCTATCCGGCCAAGGGCAGTCGTGGCGGGTTCGGCAAACGTCCCGGCCTGTTCCGCGAGCCCAGCGGTAGGCAGTAGTTGCGCTAATCCAATCTGGGATGCGGTTTCCCCAAGATTAGACCCGGCCTGCGCCCATCCATGCGTCCCTTGGGTTAGTCCCTGTCGATACTGCGCCTGGCTCTTGGCAAAATCTGCCGCTTCCTGGCTCCATGGGAGATTGAAACCAGCGTGTTCGGCCAGCGCATTGCCGAGACTCCCGTATGCCCCAATGGCTGACAGAACAGGAGTGGTGGCACCCCCAATGGTCCCGAGCACGGTTTTGCCTGCGGTTTCGCCAACCCCGGCACTATAGGGTTGGCCGGGAGCATCTCCGGCCCTATTCCCCTTGGCATCAAACCATCCTGCCTTCCCGGTGTTACCCTGATCTGGGCCATACCAAACGGCTCCGTCAGAACGCTGGACGGATTGCTTGCCGTTGAACGTGGGGACGGGCTTTACCTGGGATTGCCAGTCCTGCCCAGCGGGGGGATGATACGCGATGGTTGATCCGGGTGGGAGATCGGAATATTGGCCCGGGTCAGAAACGACAGTGGCACCATCTGGGATATCAGAATATGGCATTTATTCCCACCCATTCGCAGTCTTGGTTTTGGTCGTCCCGTCCTTCATCGTAACTCTGGTTCCAATGGGTGCGACACTTGCGACATTAGGCTGGGTAGACGGCGTAACCTGAGCTTGCGGAGCAAACTTCCCAGCAAGTCCCTTGGCCGCAGGCGTAAGCAGGTTGGTATCAGAAAGGTGCTTCCCCGCCGCATTGTAATAGGCTTGGTCGAATGGCTGCATCTTGCCGACCACGGCGTTATCCAGAATATCAAACGCTCCCTTGGCTTGGGCGGGAGACATGCCATAGTTGAGGTTATGCGCCCAGGTTTTCGCGCCGCCTTCCGTTGGGTTGTTGCCGCTGAATGCTTTATCGACTTCACCAGCATAAACCGATGCCATGTTATCGTAGGTTGTCTTCGCGGATCCGCCCACTTCTGCCCCGAGTGAACCGGCCAGTTTATTGAGAGTGGGAATATCCCCATTCTGCATAGCATCATAAGACTGCCGCAAAAGCTGGGTATGTTCGGCAATTGCGCCAAGAGATGCGATAGCCTTCCCAGACGTGCCATTGGGTGCAAAATCTGTGATGGTCTTTTTCTGTTGGGCGTTCATACTCGGGTTCCAGTCCGGATGCTGCCCAATAGTCCAAGCCAGAAGTTGAGTTTTGGGAACCTGCCCGAGACCAGTCCGCGCCGGAAGGTCGCTCAACTGAAGTTGCCCAGAAGCGAGTTTATCCACAATCCCCTGATACTGAGATGGAACAGGCAATCCCGAACCGGATCCTGCTAGCCAGGCCGATTCCTGCTTTGCCTTGGCCGCATCAGCAAGGGCCTTGGCTGCCTCGGCTTGGTTCAACCCGATCTTACTAGGGACTTCGGAAACCTGCGCACCCTGCAACTGAGCCGCTGCCTGTGCCTTGAGCGTGTCATTGGCGTTCTTCGCCACGGCAAGACTGGCGGTTCCAGTCGCCGCATCTGCCTGCGCCGCTTTGTTTAGATAGTCAAGTTTGACCTGTCCCTCGGGAGTGCTTAGGTCAGTGCCTTGGAGCGAGCTAACGTCAAGACCTTGAGCCTTAGCCTGCTTGAGCATGAAGTCAAATGCTGCCTGCTGATGGGCCGGAGCGGCATTGGCCACGATCGAAACCAAACCGAGCAGCTGGGAAGTTTTGGCAACCTTGGCCTGAGACTTGGTCAACTGGTCGGCAGCATCCTGGGTCGTCCATTGACGCTGGAGTTGATTTGCCGCGTCGGCCAGCCTAGGGTTCTTCATCAGTTCATCGATATAACCCTGCCGATCAAATGTATTATGTGTTACCTTCCCGCTGGTGGGATCAACCGAATCGAAGGTATGGGTTGCGGCAAACGTAGGGTTGTCTCTAACGGAGTCAGACGTATCCGCACTGTTGGGAACCTTGGCCAGTGTGGATGACACACTGGCGATTACCGGAGTTGGGCTGGCACTCGTCTGGAGCGACCCCTTGTAGTGGGCCAGAAGATCCTGCTCATTCACGGGCGGAAAAGGTTTAGATGTGGTCTTGATCCGGGGAATCGATTGATCAAGTGAGCCACCCGGAGCATATTCGCGCTGGTGGATCAATGTTGCGGCGGCATCTGCATCTTGTGGGTTGTCATATTTCCCCATATGCTGCCCGGTATCAAGGTAGTGCTGCCATGCTTCTTGGGGAGTATGTGTCTTACCGTCAAAAATAGTAGGGACAAGCACTTCCTTCCCGTCCTGTGTGAAAGAAACGCTATATTCTGATCCTACTTGGCCTTTCCCCATGTCAATCAATGGGCGTCCCACAAGCGGTATATTCCCTGGTTCTACAAGACCCTTGCTTATTAATGATGGATCAATATTTTGGGTCGTGAATTTTCCCACTGTGGGATTAACAACAGAAGCCGTAGATGTTGCTCCAGTAGGGGGCGCTGAAGCCGCTACAGATGGCTGGGCAGGACCCTGGCCCTGCATAACCGGGGATGGGTTGGCAGTCGTCTGTGAGGTAGGGGTCACGGCAGCCGTTGGCTGGGCAGGCTGATCAACACTGGTAGTGTGATGGCGCATATAAGCATCGGCGGCGAACTGGTTGTCTGCCTTGGCCTGCTGATCTTCATCCATCGAGCCTTGGGTCTGTTGAATGCCCATCTGCCCGCGTTGGATGGCCTGCTGAGACAGCACGTTCTGATTCGCGGCACTCTGCGCCTGGATCGGCATATTCTGCTGATTCATGGCCGAAAGGCTGTTGTAGTATCCAGCCCTAGACCTAGCATCTGCCTGATTGGCAAGGCCGGTATACATTCCACTTAGAGTTGATGCAATATTTATATCGTCCATTACCATTCCTCTTTGTTAAACAATGGCTGCGGCATCAGAGAACGCGGCATCAGAAAGGACAGAACCAGAAGCTGCTGCGTCACCGCCAAATGCGCTAGCCCCAGCGCTTGATTCGCCCAGCGCCATCGCGTTATTATCGGTCTGGGCCATGCCTGAAGAACTGGCCCCTGAACCGAACATGGACGACAACCCCTGCATTATCCCAGACATGGAGGTCCCTTGGTTCGCCTGAGCCGTCTGCCCGGAAGAGCCGAACGCAGAAGCAAAAGCGGCTGCCTTGCCCAGCGTCTCGCTAGCCTGAGAATTGCCCATGCCTGCCTGGAGATTGGCCATCTGGGCAGAGTAATTACTGCCCAACTGGGCCAACCCAGACGTAGCTGAAAGCCCCTGATTCCCAAGTGACGAGAGTTGGCCCTGTTGGCTGGCAAAACGGTTGTATGCATTCTGGTATTCATTGGATGCGTTCTGTTGGGCGTATCCACTCAGTGCCTTCTGTGCCCCACCAGAAAGCGCACCGCCGCGAACAGACTGAGAGTTATTAATTGCGTTCAACCCCTGCTGCATATTGAATGCATATCCAGGGTCTTGCTGAAAATTGCTCAGGCCAAAACCATTCGTGGCCATCTGGGTTGCCTTATTATTGGCTGTAATCCCATTCTGGATAAACGGCTGATAGTTGGGAGAATTGGCGTTGTAGGTATTTTGGACCGTATTTTCGGCATTTTGGATGGCCGCCTGCTGCTGTTCTCCAGCGGTTACAGCGGCCTTACCGCCAATAATCGCAGTAGCCACCGAATCAATGATGCTTCCCATTCGTCTACCTCTTATATATTATACTTGGTAAAAGTGAACATCCTTGCCATGGGTGATCCCGTCTTTGAGCCACCCGCCCTTGTCATGATGGTGATAGGTGAATCCGATTTTGCCGAGGAACAGCTTCGCCAGAGCGTTGTATGGGACAATCGATGCCCAATATCGCCGATACTCTGGCATATTGTATTTGAGCCAAGCAAGACAAGCTTTTCCGAGCGCTTCGGTCTGGCCATAAGCGTTTGGCAGAAATGCGATATGAAGGCTAATATCCGCAGGGCCTCCGGGAAGACCCATGATGCATCCCACAAATTCTCCATCAATATAGCAGCCCAAGAAAAGCCAATCATCATTATACGGGATCTTAAATGAGCCCTTGTAGTTGTCATCATGTGCCCAGTTGATATTATTGGGCGAATGAAATGCCTCATTTGCCATGGTTGCATCGGTTAGAATTTCAAAAGTGAACATCAACCAATCCTCCAGTTTGTTCCATCAAAAAAAACAGGCATAACATTGGTTCCACCACCAGCCACGATTGAGTTAAATGTGGCTGCATTGGCGTTATTAACCATGGCTCGCTGCCCTTGAACTCCGGCAGGAAGTGAGGCTACGGCATACACGGCGGTTCTGACTGGGCCAGTGAACGTAGCGCTCTGATCCTGATCTATCGTCAACGCTGTAGTTAGCGTGGACGATCCATTAGGAACCGTCTGGAACACCATCTTGGTCCCGACTGTTGACGATGAATAATTCTGCGTTGAATAACAACGGATCGCTGCGCCAGCAACGACATCGTCAGATGTATCGACCGATCCGCCAAACTCGAACGACCCAACTCTGTTTCCGCTAGTGACTGCTGATCCTGTCGGAATATACATCAGACCAACAGTTACGCCACCAGTGATGCTCTGGGTTGGATTAACATTGTGGAAATGTGCAGTAACGCCACTGGCAACGTAGAATTCATAGCTCGCATCCAGCGGATTGGATCCTCTAGGCCCAATTTCCATGTTGGAGTTGCCGCCGTAACCGATGGGGTTATAAAAGAAATTGGCGTTGTCTTGAGCCAGCGCACCAGCCGCGCCGGCGAACATGATGCTTCCCTGGGTTAGGGTGGTGGCAATCGTGATGGCTGGGGTGCTAGTAGGCGTTGCCACAGACCCCGTAAATCCATTTGTGGCGACAACCGAAACAGAACTGACCGTGCCAAAAGACGATGGCAATGGGTGGGAATGATCGGCCCGCGCCGCATCAGTCTTAACCCCAGTGGAACCGAGTGCCGTATCTACAGCGGGGACGACGGTGGAGAGTCCGGTGATTCCGTTAAAGGAAGTCCCGGTCACAATCCCAAGACTGAACGTCAATGACACAGTGTTGCCATTCTGGGACTGGGCAATACCGATGCCATTCTGTCCCGTCGTCTGGATATCACTGACATAGCTCGCCCCAATCAGGTTCACCTTGGGACCAAGCAACTGGTGGAAAAATGATGTCCACGCGGGCGTATGGAATCCCCTGCCATCAACAGCAAGTATGGCCGGAGACGGCGGAAATATATTGGTGGCAATCAGACTAGGCGTGCTCATCGCGGCGAGTTCTCCGCAGCCTTCACGTCTATTTCGGCTCCCAATAGGTTGACCAGAACCGGATCAAAACAAGTGACCTTGAACACCATGTCACGGACGCCGCCCTTGATCTTGCGCCAAATCAAACGCTGGAGTCGATTCCCGATGGGTCCGAGCGAACAATACCGTTCGGCAGAAAATGTATATCCGCCGTCATAACTATAACTCAACCCGATTTGTGGGTTTGTCCCGGTATATTCATAGATTGGGGTTCCCTGCATATATTGGAATGTGGCCATGTATTCAGTCGGCAGCAATTGTGGAGCCGTGGCAGAAAATGTGCTGGTGATAACTGCGGCGGGTTGGACTACGGTGAGGGCAGTATTCTCAACCTCGGCGAACGGCGGAATCTCGAAGGCCAGCAATCCCTGATTAGCGGTATAGGTGACCTGGTCATAGGCGGATGCCCCAACCGTCTGGATCAACGGCAACAGCGCCGACTGGGGGCCAATCTGGCATCCCCAGACCCCAACATAGGCCGATCCGTTCCCTGGGTAAGTCTCAATGAGAGGGAATCCAAAATCAGCGATGCCCGCATCTATCAGTTTGACATAAGCCGATGGCTGGATGCTCGTTCCGGTTGCGGTCGATACCGTAGTGGTGCTGGGAGTGCCAAACTGGACCAATGAATTGCTGAATGGGCACGGCGCGGACAGGTTGTAAACCGATCCAGTCTGGTTAATAGTCCCGGACGCCAGCGAAAGGACGGTGATACTAGTCGAAACACCGGCCACCCATAGCGTTGATCCAATCGTAACGGCCCCGAACGTGGGGGGGATCGCCAACGTCATCTGATTAGCGGTTCCCGTTGCCGCTGCGCCTACTGTTAAAATCGTCCCGGTCGTGTTCGTTTCCACATAGGTAATGGAGCATCTGTATACGTTGGGGAACCCCGCGATAGGAGTCATGATTGGGGTGCAATTCTGAGATAGGATGATGGTCCCGGCTTGAAGATTGAAAAGCGCGGATGCCGCTCCTGCCTGGCCCAAACCAAGGGACAACTCTAAATATCGCTGGTCCGTCCGAGCAGCAGTGAAAATTGATTGTCCCTGATTTGTCACCCATCCAGGGGAACACTGATAGGTTGACCCAACCGCGCCGAGAATCCCACCGATCAGCGCCGTGAGCGTCTGGTCAACGATGGCCAAGTCGATTAGGGACACCACGTCTCCAAGCGCCAGAGTCCCATTGGTTGGGAGGACATTGAGCGTCATCGTGTAGATGATGGACGGTGCAGTCCCTGATGTCGTAAATGTGGCCTGGCCGCCAGTCAGCGTCACGCTCGTAATTGTTGATTCGGCGGTTGCATAGATGGAAAGATTGGTTGTCTGGCCAGAAACAACAGCATAGGGGATCGACATACCATGAGGATTGCATGTCGAATCCTCAGTTAGGAATGTTCCGGCTTCTGATTGCGCATAGTCGGGGGTAAACCAGTTTTGCCCATTGGGAACAGCATTATACATCGTCCAACCCTGGGCAAAATCATATGAATTGATGCAGAGGTTGGTATCCTTGGCTGGGGCCTGTTGTTGGAGATTGTTCCCGCGCCAATCATTGACGTAGATTTGTGCCGTGGCTGCGGCTGGGTAGATATTGGGAATTTGGAAATCAACTTCGGTCCCGTTGCCGGTGCCGATAGTGACCAACCCGGAGGTCAGAGGTGCCGGATTGATCGTCACTTGGTTCCCAATCGTGGTATAAGACCCTGACCAGTTGGAAACCGCACCGTTTGACGTAACCGTAACGCTGCCCACTGGGGTCTGCGGAGTGCCGTCATTCCCCACTAGGGTATAGGTGGGGCCATTCCCGCTCATCAATACGTTCGTGGCCGTATGGAGAGTCGGAGTGCCTGTCCCTATCTGGATCGGCAAACCCACGCCATCTAACCCTGTGCCTGCCTGAACATCGAGTTGCAGTTGCGGGTAAAACATGCGCTTGTATGCCGCCGATTGGTGCGGGGCGATACGGGTCCGCACGATGGGAGCGCCGTTATGCGTGAAATTGGTTGAATCGATTGAATATATATTGCCGTTCTGGTAATCGCCTACGAGATGCAATTGCCCATATCCGGGAATGAATACATTGGTATGGAAGTTGCCCAAATCACGGGAGTAAGCACCGTTTGAGAAATAGGCCCGCTCGTGCCATTCCTTGTGTGCAATGTCATAGGCCCAGCTGGTGGTTGATGTTGGGCTATTCAGGATATACCACGAATGGCCTTCTTCCTGGTATGCCCACGCGATCACCTGGCTAATATCGCCTTGGTTCTGGAGCCAGATTTCAACAGCATGGTTCGAGACCCGCATGGGACGATAGCCAAACGCCATGGCAACCTCGCCATAGCCATTATTATCGTTGATGACCCACAGGAGCTGCCCGCCGACCTGGGCCACACTCCAAGGGGCCGCACAACCGGTTGGAGCGGTCGCACCCGGAATCTGCTGAAACAGGTTGGTAGTCGCGGAACCGCCGGTGTTCTGCCAAACACTCAGAGATCGATTGCCAAGCACCCATACGATATCGTGGTCTGATATGATTCTTGAAACATTGTCGTTATTGATGTTGGCTTCAAACGTGTTCGCGTCATTGATGTTTTGGGGATCAGCAGCATAGTAACCGCTGATGGTGTCGGGCTGAGAAAAAAGGAAAAACCCATCCTGGAATGACACAAAATTGGAACCGGCGAAACCAGTCCCGTCGTTCATCTGATAAACCTGGGTGGTCCCCTCTTGGAAAACATAACCAGTAGACGACCCATCGACAACTACCACCTGGTTGATGAGCCCGGTATTTGCAACACCCTGATACTGGTTGGGAATTCCATCGATAATGGACACAAATCCACTGGAGGTGGTCAGATATGCCAACAGAATATGAGACCACGAGAGCACGCCAGCGGACACGGTGGGAACCAACTGGAATAGGCCATTCCCGGCCACGCAATAGACATAATTGTTGGCGGTATGGAATAATCCACGAATGGCGTTGCGCGGCAATGAGTGCTGGAGCGTATACCCAGACGTGGGAGCCAGCATACAGGGCTCCTGTTCTTTTCCTGTCTGGACCTCATCAAATTCGGGATGCCAGTTGATGCAACGCTGCGAATCGTAATTGATTGATTTGAGGGCGTATGTCGGCCCGAGAAACGATTTTAGTTTGCTCACAGTTTACCCTCGTATATATTATACGAGAAATGAGGCCCTGAAATAAAAAAGCCCCCGAAGGGGCTTCATCTCTTGCTGTTATGTTTCAAACCCCAAATAACATAATTACCCGCTTAAACATCCGCGCCATGTTCCGGTCACACAGAAACAGGCAGGCCCGCAGTTCGCCCTCGGTTGCCCTGGATTTCAGGAACTGTTCCGCTGGTTTGAGGCTGGTCCTATACCACGGATAGCAGCCCGAGGCGCTGCGTTTATGGATTTCGGTGTAGGTTGCTTCTGCTACCTTATGGTTGTGCATTTCTATCCTCCAATTTCTACATTAGTTTTCAGTAGCCGTAGCCGTAGCCGTTGCCGTTGCCGTAGCCGTCGCCGTTGCCGCAGCCGCAGCCGTCGCCGTCGCCGTTGCCGTTGCCGTAGCTGTAGCCGTTGCCGGTGCCGTTGCCGTTGCCGTAGCCGTCGCCGTAGCCGTCGCCGTTGCCGTAGTTTACGATTAATAGATTCTTGGCCATATTACCACCCGTTAATGACGTTGATCTGCGCAATCGGAGTGCATCGAACTACGCCGTAGGGGTCGGCTTTGGTTTTGCCAGCGATAGGCCCGTTGATCAGTTCTCCGAGTCCATGGGTGGTTCCCCAGTTGCGGATATTCTGGGTATTCCGGATGGTCACACTCCCGTCATCATGATCCTCGCAGTCGCCCACGAATCCGCGACGATGATCCGCTTGCTACCGGTGCCCTTCTTGACGTATTCGATGCCGTTGATGCTGATGGTTTCGACGGTGGTATCCATGTCGCCCACGAATATCCATCCGCGATCCGCGACGATGATCCGCTTGCTACCGGTGCCCTTCTTGACGTATTCGATGCCGTTGATGCTGATGGTTTCGACGGTGGTATCCATGATGATTTCCCCTTTCGCGGGATGAGGCACGATGCCAATCCAATTGTGCGGCATCCTTTCCGAGTGTCAAGGGGAAATCAATGCATCCATGAATTCGGCCCAGCGATCATGGCCGCCAGGTTCTGCCGGGCGATTGAGTCCGGGACGCGCCGGATGGGATGGCCCAGCATGTCTAGTTGTTCCATCTCTGCGGGCGGATCGATTTTTTGCTTGAACCCTAGAATTAGTGGCTCAATCGCGTAACGGATACTGTCAACGGCATCGTCTTTGCAGCTTAGCCGCTCCCCTTCCTCTGTCACTACCTCGCGCCGCTGTTTGGCATCAATCTCGGGCAAAACGTTGCCGGTGTGCGGATCGACCCGGTATCTGAGCGAGCGCAGCTCGGCATAGGTATATGGGCATCGCGGGTGGACATATATGTCATAGAGGGATCGTAGATAATCTACACCGTCCATGTCGCATCCTGGCCATTTGCGGGATGCCATCATGCGTTTGTATCCGTTGCGTCGGCAGTAGTTGATAAGCTCGGGCCGGCTGCTATCGGCCCGAACCACGTTTGCCCCCGCGTCCGGGATGGTGTCAAACCAGACGGGAATCATGTCAATCTCACAATGGAACTGGACGGTTTCATGCTCGACATACAGCGCATGATTCGGGGCATCCAGCCAACATTTGATCATCACGGTAGGATCACCACTATATCCCCAATCCGTGCCAAACAACCTAGACCAGTGAGGCGCTGGCACAAACTCTTGGAGGTGCAGTTTCGCCCGGTCGAAAACTACATCATTGGACCGATGTTTTGTCTCGCCTAGCCAGATATGGGCATATTCGTCGTAATCCGATGCCTTGAGCCGTTCCATTTCTGATCGCAGCACCTCCGGGAACCATGGATTGTCCGACGCGTTGATCTGGATCACCACAATGTCGTCTAAGCTGTGCTGGTGTTTAATGAACCGGACGTAGGTTGGATCATCGTCATGGACTGGGTTCATCGTCACGATGATTTCAGAGCCAGGTGCCCGGATGGTTGGGACCAATAGACTCCATGATTTCTCACTGACCGTCTGGCCTTCCTCAACCCAGCATTTCGTCACCTTTTCGTAGGATTTGATGCTCTCAACCGTGTTTGTGGCCAGGCCAGTGAAAATAAACATGCTGCCCGATTCGCTGCATCGAATCTCATCCCGTGTCACCTCGAATCTATTACCCAGCCCCATGAGTTGAATCTGGTCCCCAATCAACCGGTGGACGGAATCACGAATGGACCGCTGCACCTCGCGGCAACACAGGATGCGCTCTCCGGATGACAGAGCACAGATGATCAGATATCGAGCCACACTCCAGGATTTCGAACTACCACGGCCTCCGTGTAGGATTTTATATCGATGTGGTTCCCATAATGGGAAGAGTTTGGAGGGCAGGTCTAGTTTGATATCCATTTATAAGATTCCCATCTCACCTAAAGTCTCAACCCCGGCTTGGGGATCATTTTGGGGTGAATTACAATTAGCTATTCCTAGATTGGCTGGGGATGCGGGACTCGAACCCGCGACACCCGGCTTAACAGGCCGGCGCTCTACCAACTGAGCTAATCCCCAATATTGCACTAAATGCCCTGGATCACATGCCAAATCATAGATGCTACGCCAACAACCATGGCCAGCGTCCCCGTCACAACAACAATGCCCAGGCAGACATTCATCAACGCCATCATCAGATATGCTCCTTATCGGTTGCGGGCTGTTCCACGGGAACAATTGCCAGGATGATATGCCCAGCCGCGTTGTAGATTGCCACTCCACTGGGGCGTTGCTTGACCGTGTATTGCTTCCCGTCCACTGTGGCACGTTGGATACCGGATGCGGGCAATGGATCGTCTACGGGCCTCTGGAACGCATAGAATTTGATATTGCCACTGAACCGAATGACCAGGATTACGTGCCCTTTGCCATTGAGTAGAGCAACGGCATCCCCGCTTCTGTCAATGGAATACCGCTCGCCCTCCAGCGTCCATTCGCGACCTCGCGGGCTAACCGGCATGGTAGCCAGAGTCCGGGCAGGCGTGGGAAACTGATAGACAATCGCTGGGACTGGGATATAGACACGCGGAGGCGGGGCCTGGATCATAGCTTCTCCTTTGGGGCCGGGGATACGTAGTTAATTGAGACACGGATTGGTTCTGACCTATCCCCGCCGCCTGTGAGTTCGGCCCGGGACAACTTAGGCACGTGGTATTCCAGCATATCGAGGAAACAGCGAAATGCCTTCTCTGCCCCTTGTGTTTCTGCGATCTCATCTAGCCAGCCCTGGAGCCTGTCAGCGTTGCCGTCAATCAGAACGGCCAATGCCTCACGAGCGTTGGCCGTTGCCTTGTTTGGGCACCCTTTACGGGAGCCTCCACGGGGTTTCTGTTTGGTCTTATTAATCATATGACGGCACTTTGCTAAATATTAGTCGCTCTGGCTCACATTGAGCCGGTCCATTTCTTCCTCATTGGCCAGGACGGGGCATCGCCGATTGGAGATGATCCGCGCGGGCTGTCCACTCATCTCATCGGGCATCCATTCCCCGTTGCAGGTATATCCTCGGTAGCCTAAACCATCCATGGGCCCTCCATTACTTTTTCATCGCATTCCTCCAGTGCTAGGGTGTATCCAGATTCAAACGCATCAGCCGGGCTAAATGACTGATACCCATCGTCATGCTGGACGAAATAACCTCCAGGACGCGGACGGTGCTTGTTTAAAAACTCCTGACTCAATTCGATAGTCGCATATCGAAATCCCACTAGCTCGATGAGAATTTTCGACGCAATCCCATCAAACCAGATGCGCTCGATTTTTGCAGCGCTGACTTCCTTGTGGCACTTGTAGCGTGGGAGTCGGATTCCGCTAGTGGTCATGATCTACTCCATCAATAGTGAGTCTGCCGTTTGCATCGGCAGTGGCCTTGATTCGGGTATTCCCGTGGCCAGTGCGGGATTTCTCGCGCCGTGCATCTACCATATTCCCGAATTCCAGAGCGGAGCCACTACCTGCCACAGTCACAATGCCCGGGGCACATACAGATTTCTCGAACGTCTCCTGAGCGCACATGGGACAGATCGTGATGGTCCCCTGATCAACCCATTCGATGCGGTCGATTTCGACATGGTCGCAATTGTTACACCATCGGTCAAACAGCATTGATACCTCGCTATGTATTATACGAGTTTTGATTTGGGGGATTCATCGCCCTTGATCGTTTTTTTGAACATGGTCCCCGCTGCCTCATGATAAATTACAATGCCCTCGGGGTCCATCCATCCCGGGGCCGCGCGGCTGCCCTGTTCCGCCAGCATATCGATCAGCCCTCTAATCGCGGTCGTATCGAATTCACCCCGATAGAGGATCGGAACCACATGACAGCACGAGGGCACATTATCAGGGTTCCATTTGTCCACATTGAATAGGCTGAAGCGTTTTTCGGTCAGCCCATATTTTCGCTGAATACCCTGCCCCCACCATTCGCCATAATGATGGCCGGGCCCGAGCAACATCAATTCGTCCGCGTGATCAGTCCCCCAGCTCGCAAACCCATAATTGTCATTCTGTGGGGTGATCCAACGAGTTCGGGAGCCAAAATGCATATGCCCATCATCGTCAATGAATACCTGGGCATTGGTGCCGTCGATTTTTTCGGTAACCGTGCAGTTTCGGCTCAGTCGAGCGATTTTGGGGAATGCGGCGAAATCCATGTTTCCTCCTGTGGGTTAGTTTTCATCAACCAGTGTATCGCCATTCAGTTGCACATTCCTGGCGAAATATTGTGACTCGCGTCTGACAAAATTCCACTCAGCGTACCGGAGATAGGTCGTGATCCAGGAGAACAGCCGAGTTTTTTTCTCCGGGCGGTATCGTTGGATGGCATGAACCAGATATACCTGATACTCACCCTCCAGGTCGTCCCATTGTGTGCCATATGGATATTTCAGCCGGGCTTTGGCTAGGGTCGGGGGAATGCAGCACATGGCATACACGATGCAATCATCCAATTTGCCACTCGATAGGAGGGATTGAGCATGGGTTTCATTAAAATAATTCGCCATGCCTCAGTATATGGCAATCCGCTATGAGGTGCAATATAAATTTTCTGAAAATATTTTGAAATTTCCCCTTGCGTCATCTTTCAGGATGACCGATACTTTTGGCATGGAGGCAACACCATGACCATGCTCACCATCCCCCAGGCAATCGTAATCTGCAAGGCTCACTCAATGGAAACATTCCTCGCCGAAGGAATCCTCATGGTGCTGGAAGTTGGCTACACCATGGATGGAACTGACGTGAGCAACTGGGTTCCGTGCCCGATGCGCCGCTCTGATTTGTTCGCATGGCTCGGTTACTGATGCGCTACTTCTGGCATTTCGCCCTCGGATTTGCCATCGTGGCCTTTATCACTACTTTACTGTGCCAATAGGGGTTCCCGTGTTCACAGCGTTGTATTACCTCTCTGCCATGGTCGTATTCTGCGGCGCATGGGTCATGTCCTCAATTATTGATTGGATGGAGTCGAAATGAATCTAATCATGTCCTACATCGCACTACAGATGGTCCCTGGATGGATCACTCAGCCCCGAGTTGACCGCCTGGCTAATGTCCCAGAGACCGCCAAACTCATGGTCTGTGGCGACGAAAAAACAGGCAGACGTTTTGGCCAGGCTAAATGCCGCGAGGGCAAATGCGCCAAAATCGGATCGGGGGGCCGGAATCCGGGCGGCAAACCCTATCAGGTATGGGCAGTGTGGGAGTAGACATGTCTATTATGTGCCAGAGACTACTCGGGACCGCAATTGGGATTGTCCTAGGATTGCTGCTTTACATACTGTTCTAGGCCATCTCATCATGGCGCGATCCTGAACAGGTGAGATTAGAAACGGATTCCGGGTTCGGTGTGCCAGCAGATGCCGCCAGCGATCATCTCGCCCAACCAGCTCCGGTTGGCCTCGGGGTTGGCGCGGTGCCTCCACAACCAGCGGAGATCACGGTCCTGGGCCACAGTGCCTCGGTTGGGGCGGCCAGTCTGGCGGCGAATCCATTTCGGTGTTCGGCTCAAGGTGTACTCCTGGACATTCGTTAAAAAATCTGGATGGCGGTCGGGTTGCTTGTCTCCGCTCTTAATCGTCCCCGCTCCGTTGTTGCCTCTGGATCATCCTGGACAGCCTCATTCGGGCTGCAATTCGGTTTCGAGTTCTCGGGTTTCGTAGGTGTCATACCCGCTGAGCATGTGGTCCCTGTCCGTCCATTTCACGTAGAGGATTTTGTCGGTCATGGGCGATTTCCCGGTGACGGTACCCACTCCGCGCCATGCGTTCATGGGGTCTCGGACTCGGTCTCCAAGGTGCATTGGAATCTCCAGGGGATGGAAAGCTAGCTAGGGGTTGAGGGCGGCGCGGGCGATCTGTGAAGGTGTAGGGAGTCCTCCCTTTTCCACTCCACCTCCCCAGCGCCCAGCGGCGATCTCCTCCAGGGCCTCCCGGTAGTGGTCACGCTCCACGGACAGGGCGCTGGCGTCCCGATGCATGGCCAGGACGGACGCCTCCAGTTCCGTGACCCTGGCTTCCGCCTTGATGCGTCTTTTGCGCTCGGCATTCCGTTCCTCCTGCATCTCGGTCATACGTTCGTCGGCGCTCTCGATCTGTGTGATGGCTTCGGTGGTTTCAAACCAACGACTCATGGGGCATTCCTCCTGGACAGCCTTATTCGAGCTGCGAATTGATTTCGATGCAGATGTCGAAGTAGTCACCCCCGTCCGTTTCGTGGTCGGGGTTCGCGGGATCACCGCAGAGGCAGCAAACCCCATGCTCGGGGCAGTAGCCTGGCACAGCATCAGCGGGGACAGCGGAGCACCCGCAGGGGTAGGTCCGGTATTCCGCCGCGACCTGGACGATCAGCACGTCATCGATCTGCTGGGGCGGTGCCAGCAGGTCCAGGTTGACCACGCCGCTGGGCGTTTTGACGGTGAGCATTTTGGGGTCCAAGGTTTCCTCCTTTTGGACAGCCTCATTCGGCTGCAATGTCTTTCATGTAGGATTCGATTTCGGCGTGGGGATCAAGCCCGTCAGAGATGGCTTTCAGCCCGATCATCGCCAGTTCAGGGGTGTATCCGTCCAGCCCATGATTGCACTCGATCCGGTAGCAGCTTTCGGGATAGCCGTTGGTCATGCACTTGATGTAGTTTTTGAGGTCTTGGTCGGCGTCCTGGTTCATGGGTGTTCCTCCTGGGCATCAGCGAAAAATATGAACGGAGTGAGTTTCGAGGAATTGTTTGAGGGTCAGCCCGTTTCGTTGTCGGAACCTGCCGACCCATCCCATCCGGCGAAGTCGTGCCGGGTGGCACCAGCGCGGCGCACCACATCCCTTGTCATGACGGAGCCATTTGATATTGCAAGCCATGGGATTTCACTTTCTGCCGGAGCTTCCGGCGAGTGGACATGCTCAAGCATGGGTGGTGGGGATAAGGGAGGCTTTGACTTCGAGGGCGGCCATGGCCTCCCTGATGCCATTCCCGAGGTAGTGGTCCGCACGCTCCACCGCCAGCCAAAGGGCGATCAACTCCGGCGCAAGGGTGCGAAGGGTGGCGATGAGGACCGTGTCACCCTTGGGGCGTTCGGTGGGGCACCCATCCGGGAACAGGGCGAGGTTCATTCCGCCTTTGGGCTGCGTCACCCCCACATGCCATTCGTCGTATTTGTGCTTGTAGAAATGGGTCCAGGGCGCAGGGGATGCCTTGGCTTCCATGGCTCTCAGGTCGAACACGTTCATGGCGGATCTCCAGATGGGACCAGACGTGATCCTGGACAGGTGCTACAGGACTGCCCGGAGCCATTGCTCGGACAGGTGGTAATCGGTTTCATCATCGCGCCGGATGGAGATGGGGTTTCCTGCCCGCACCAGCCGCTCAATCATGCGTTCCGTGACCTGGGCGCGAAGCCGATCCTCCATCTTGGGTGCGGGAACGGGGAGGGTAAGGTCGAGGTCGGCGCTGTTCAGCCGGTCGTCATCCCAGTAGATGGAGATCCGCAGACTATATGCCTCCCCCTCTGTGGTCTTGCAAACTTCCGGTCGGATGCTCAAGTGTTCCTCGAGGCAGTCTTTGATTAGGTCAGAAAATTCCATTTCAGCCTTTCTGCCGGTGGTTCCGGCGAGTGGACAGGTGTCTACAGGTCGGTCCAAGCGATGCCAGTGGGAACGCCCTTCGCGTCCCGGGTTTCGATTTCGAGAAGTCCCATGTCGTCACCTGCCTCGATGGCGGCGATTTCGGTGGGGGTCAGGGTGGCAGCGCCCTGGACGGCGTTGATGATGTTCTTGATGTGTTCCTGCACGGTGGAAGCGGGGATGGATCGTCCAAACATCGGATGCCCTTCTCGTTGGGGTCCAGGCTGCACCTGGACAGTTACGGTTGAGTGGCGCGAATCTCGACAAGCAAGGCTTCCATGGCGGCGTCTGATTTATCCGATGCCTCCCGGCATTTCCTGTCGCTGGAATATTCCCTGGCATCGGTCATGCCGTGGGAGTAGGCAGCGTTCTGAATCCGATAGACGAGTTTTTCGACAAGGCTAAGTTCGGGCTTGGGCATTCTGGCTCCTGGACAGGCTCAACGCGCAGACGCGTCGATAAAACTGAGGGGGTTGCCGGAATAGCAACCGTCAGGGTCATTGGGGATGAATAGGGCAACGGTCAGGCGCAAGCCGCTCTGCTCCATCGCTCTGACACGTTCTCGAATTTCGGCTTCGGCTTGCTCATGGGTTCCGTAGATCACGATGGCGAAGTCACCCGCGCCATTCGCGCCAATCGCTTGCCCACATGGGCGGCGATGCCCGTTGGTGGAGTAGGCGAAGATCCCGCCGATTGGTTTCAATGGGTCCTCCTTTTGGACAAGATCAGATTTGGTAGTCGAAGGTCGGAATTTCCGGCTTGGGAAGCATCTTTTGCTGCGCTTCCCTCACCAATTCCTTCATGGATCTGGGATACACGTTCGCGGAATAGCCGGGGATGCTTCCGTATTCGAGGCTGCGCTTGAACTCAGCGATGGGCTTGACCTCGATTTGATCCAGATCCCAGGTCCAGTGGTCTTTGTCCACCGACTTCTGCTTGTGGAGATACCACACATGGAAGGCATCGGCGGCAACCACTAGATAGATGGGATAGAACATTTCATGCCAGTAGTCCCCAGGCTCCGGGTGCGTGGCGTGCTGTTCCGCCTTCTGCATTTCTGCCTTGGCATCATAGGCCATGGACATCTCCTGGACAGATTCGGCCCTCGTTGAGCCCGGCGCGGGACGGGCCTGAACCCGCGCCAGGGCTTCGTTCCATGGTTTGGCTCCCGGAATAGGATCGGAACCTAAACACATGTTTTTATGGCCTTTTTACTGCATTCCGAGTCGCAACCCACGCAGGTAACGGCAACCCGAGGTCAGGAGCGCGGGGCGGCAATTCGTCTTCCCACAGACCTACTCCGTGATGCAGCAGCGCCCGAATGATGGCGACTTCCTCCCTCAAAAACATATCCATGTGGCCACTCTTGGCTTCTCTCTGCCCAATTCTCCGATTCAGCCGCTCAACCACTTTGTGGGCCGATTTGATTGCACTCTCCATAGATCTCATCTGGCACCTCCCGTTGGCTCAATGTCCTCAACCAGTGTAATTCCTAATTCGCAAGATGCAAACATTTCTACACGCAAAACATATTCGGCAAATTCTGCTGTGTTGAGTTTTGCAGATGACTCCGCCATTGAACTGCCACCGGGGATATCGATGATCCCGATGAATCGCCGCTTGAAAAAATCGTGCCAAATTTCTGCGCTGTATTGCCTACCCTCAATCCAGCCTTCCTCGCTGATCTGATTGAGTATCGCCCAATATCGCCGGTTCGCATGACTGGACCGAGTGGCCTTGGCATCCGTGATCTGGACGGCCAACGGTTTGCCCTGTTTCGCCATCGACTCCCAGTTCTGGCGGAGGAATGCCCAGAGATATTCGGCGTTTTTCTTCTCACGGAGGATGAAAAGCTTGATCATGGATTCCTCGAAGTAGGCCCGCTAATCCCGGAAACAATAGCAACCAAGACGAACGCCAGCCACACGCAAGCAATCAACAGAATGGTAACCATCATCGCCTCCCGCACATTGGGCAGACATACCCTCCGCGAGGGAGCCGTATAACACGTTCTCCGCAGCCATGGCAGAACCCGAGGGCGTGGCAGATTCTGCGCCAGTAGTATCTTAATTTATATTTCATGGATGAACCATTTACTTGAGAGTTTCCTGCGCGAGGCCAATCCTCTCGTCCAATTCAATCCTAATCGACTCTGGGCTAAAACAATGGCACATTGGCATCCCGCAACCACACCCATCACCAATAGGAACCGCTATATCCATAAGCACCTGCCGATATTTGGTTACGTCGGCCTTGAGTTCATCGTTTTCTTGGATTAGGGTGACTATTTTTTGCACACTTTCGCTCTGTGGCGCGTCCGAGTCGTATGGATGTCGGTTTACCCGTCCGAGTATATTCAACGCCTTCCATGGGCCTTCATGCGCAAGGGCGGGGCATCCTTGACGGTTGTCGAACAGTGGGTTTTGTGAACCAAGGCTCATTCCGCCACATCCGTAACTTCCCGCTTCGCCCAAAACGCGAACTGTTTGATCCGCTGCCATCTGGTCTCGCCCATCGCGGGAATGTTGGCCTTGTTCCCTGTCCCCCGGCTGGCCTGGCGGAATAGCAGGTTGGGCCATTCGATTTTGACCACCTCTCGTCGCTGGCCACAAGAACCCTCAACCACGATGCCAGGTTCAATGCCTAGTTTCATTTCGATCCTCCAGCGGGCCTCGGCCCGAATCTACGAACAGTATCGCTCATTGCGAGTGACTTTGCCATTGTTTCTTGAATCCCGGCGTCTGCCCACATAATTGCCATCCGTTCTTTCGCTAGATCATCCCATGATGCCCTATCTAATTGGATTTGCAGCGGGGCGACTGGGCTAAACGCCCTATCGGTGAGATTTGACGGAGGGGTGCTTTCAGAAAATACAGCGGTGGTGCGCATGTACGTGTCCCAACAATGATTTCTTCTATGGAAAAGGGAAAAGATGGGGCTTCTGTCCCTAGGGATGGGACGTAAAGCTCCCTTCCCTTCCTTGATCCCTTCCTTGATCCCCCGACGACACTTCGCGAGGATTCGCGAGGATTCGCGAGGATTCGTCGGGGTCCGGTATTTTTGACTTACTTGGTTTATCTATTTTTTGGTGGGAAAGCCAGTTGCATATTTTGATATAAGAATCTCCGCCTATTTTGTAGTGAATAATACAACCTTCAGCCTCCAATTCGGAAAGCCATGAGTCGATAGACCCTCGCGAATCATCGTCATAGGGAAAAAGAAGGCTCGCGAGCATTCGCGAGGACCCTCGTAATTTCCCCCCGTCATCCGCCAATGTCCAAAGTAGGATGAATGTTAACCGAGCATCCCTGGAGACGCGACCCATACTTTCGGACTGGGGAAATTCCGGTTTAATAGTGCGAATCCTAGCCATTAGTCCAATCCTCTCCCTATTTCTTCCAGCTTACGGGCAGCGCGGCGCAGAAACATGGCCCAGGTATGCGCTTCGATTTTCGTCTCAGGATTAAGGAACACAGATTCTGTTGTATCGGATATAAATATACAATCAGGGTAGAGAATAACCTCGACGCCTTCGAGGTGAAATTTTTCAGCAGCCATACGGCCTCCGGGGTCCTGCCCCATGGATCCTGGTGGCACTCTCCGCACTGGAGACAGGATTATGGGGCAGGATGGGTGAAAAAGATTTTATCAAACGGGTGCCACCCCGAAGTTACTCATTATTATTATAACGTGCTCCCCATACATCGCAAAAATCATTGTCAACAATTTCAGGGAGAACCACATCAACGTCAATCCCCTTGATTCTGAGTTTCCGTGCCAATTCGTATGCAGCAGCTTGCCCAGTGAAACTGGCGTCATTGTCCCCGCAGACCAGAACAGATTTACATCCATCGGGAGGCTCCCATTTTTTCATCCCGTCTGCGCTGATTGCGGCCCAGCAGGGCAGCCCAAATAGTTTTCCCGCACAGATTGCTGTCTCGATCCCCTCCGCGATTCCCAGCCGCTCCTGGGCCGGCCCAAGGCGCACGGATGAACCCTCCAGTGGAAGGCACGAGACGATTTTCCGCACAGGGTCAACCGGGGCCTTCTGTCCTTCCAGTGTCAGAAACGTCCGATGGAGAGATGCCCCTTTCCCATCTGGATAACGGATCACCGCCAGCATTCCCGGCCAAGTCCCTTGATCGTCCGAGTGTTTGAGTTTGTGGTGGCTCCGCAGGTCGGTGCAAACACCGCCAGGATCACCGCAACGGATATTTAGGTAGATCCATGCGGGAGAATTGGGTTGAAGCTTCCTGGATGATTTCAGGAGTTTCCGCACATATTCCACCTTGTCAGCATCTGGGATTGTTTTTGACATGGGATCAATGGATACATTGCCGATGATGGCATCAACCTCAAAGGCAGCACGAGGGAATCCCCATCCATGGAAGGCCATGAGCAATTGCATCCCTGTTCCAGCTCCGCATTGGGAACAAAAATAAGACCCGCTGCCATCTTTGTTGTCGAATCTAAACCTATCTTTCCCGCCACATAGAGGACATGGACAATGTTTTCCGTCCAAACATGCGGGACCAATCCCAAGCGCAGTCAAAATTCCATGCCATCGTCCTGCCGCCGCCTCAATGGTTTTCATGTGCCCCCTTTGATTTAGCATATCGAATTTGTTCTGAAATCAACCAAGACTTTAATGGACCAGAGATGGGTTCGATATGATTGGGGTCCATCCCGCGAGGCCAAACATCAAAAATGGTTCGGTATTTCTGCGCAATCCAGCCGTCCTTATACCCCTTGGAGCGAGCATATCCAAGCAACTGTGCATAGATGCGAGGTTTGCCGAATTCGGCGAGAGATGGGAGTGCTTTGGTTTTTGGGGTCAAAGGAACCAGTTCACCATCACTCAAAATGATTTTATTGGGTCGTTTGGATTCAAACCCACAGTTTGGGCATTTAGGTGTTTTTGGAGGTTTCATAAATTTGCATTCCGGGCACACTTGGGGCAGCGCCTCGGCTTCTTCATTCTCATTTGCCTTGGGTTTTTTAGGTGTCCCATCATCTAGTTGCTGGCCAAAATAATCCCACGGAAAACCAATCCGCTTAACTACTCCGCTGTGATCAATAATACATGCGATGGATTTTCCAGGGTAGGGTCTCAGCACTCGCCCCGCCATCTGGAGGTATCGAATCAGTGACTTTGTGGGCCTGGCCAAGATCAGGGTTTTACATGCAGGGAAATCCCATCCTTCGGCAAGAATTGATACATTGCTGATAACTCTGGTTTGGCCAGAAGTAACCCGTTCCAAAATAGCAATCCGTTCGGCATCTTCCGTATAACAATCAACGTGTTCCGCCGTGACTCCAGCACGGATGAATTGTTCCACGATGTGCTTGGAATGGCTAATGTTGGTTGCAAAAACCACAGTTGCCGTATCATTGGCAATCTTGAACCAGTGGGAAACAATATCCCCAACCAGGGTAGCCTTATCCATGGCTTTCCCAAGTTGTTCCTCGTTATAATCCCCTGCAACTACCTTAACGCCCGTCAAGTCAGGATCAGCAGGAGCCCAAACGTCCGCGCTAACTAGGAACCCTTGATCGATTAAGTCCTGAATCTTGGCCGCGATGATGACCTTTTCAAACAACGGGCCGCCCAAGGAATCATATTTCTTTCCTAACCCTTTGCTGTATGGAGTCGCCGTCAAACCAATCACATATTTACCTGCCATAATTTCACGATATGCTTGTGTCCCGGCGCAGGCATGGGCTTCATCCATAACAAACAAATCGATATCCTCTGGACACCCCCTACTTTTGAGTGTTTGGATGGTGCAGACCAATAGGTTTTTCCATGGGGAGTGCGTATTGGCCCCCTGGATCAGGCCATATTCAAAACCGGCTTGATCCAACCTCCTGCATGTCTGGTCCACGAGCCCAACCCTATTGGCCACGAAGGCAACCTTTTTCCCTTTGAGGTGCGCAGATCGGATGAGCTCAAAACCCATCTCTGTTTTGCCAGATCCCGTGGGACTACTTAAAATCACCCGGTGCAACCCAGAAGCAAGTGCCGACCGTAGCGACTGGACTGCCGCCTTTTGATATTCCCGTAGCTCAAAATTCATTCTTCACCTTCCACCTTGCTCGCAGTCTCTAAATGCGCCTTAGCTAACTTGATCGATGCAATCGCAAATGCACGGTGGGCCTGGGCTATAGGATTTTCCAATTTCAGGCCCATGGTCCGATCTAGCGTGACCTGAACCAACAACGAGGTGTCTTTGGCGTTCATTTTGTCTCCCTTATCCTGATCCCATGGACCAGTAGCATTAGCTTTCGTTTCAAAACATAGGCGGGGGTGCGGACGCCCTTAACATCCATGACGACAAACAATCCGTTCTCCCAAAAGACAAAATCGGCCACATAATGCGCGGCACGTTCGCCTAATTGTTTCGGGATGATCTCAAAGGAAACCTGTTCCTCAAGCCCGCTGATCTTCCCGGCTCGCTGGAGCATCTGGAGTTCAAAGGCTCGCTTGGATTCTGCCGCACTGGCGTAACCATTTGTTTTGACGTTGTGGTATTTGGAGTCGGTCATTCGGATTCCGCCCCATCAAACAGCCCCCCATGCTGGGCATTCTCGGCACTGCGCAGATTGCGGCAAGCCTGGCCCCAGTATGATGCCTTGAGTTCCGCGCCGACGAATTTACGGCCCATCTTGACGGACTGGAACCCCTCGCTCCCAATTCCAGCAAATGGTGACAAAACAGTATCGCCAGGGTTGCTCCACAGTTCCAGCCCACGCTGTATAACTTGTAATTGTAAAGGACATACGTGTCTTTCGTCGTTTTGCTCGCGGGCGGATTCCTTTTGCAGGGTATCGCTCGGGTTGATATCCATCCATATCGGGCTGGCATATTTCTGCCAGAGTTCGACCGGGAAGATTTGGCCGGAGTGATCATCGAAACTAAGTCCTTCCTTGGTGCAAACTTCGCGGCATTCTTTGGCATCCCGGAAATGACGGATCGGTTCGGGATTCTCCCCATGCTTGCGCATAGTCACCAGGAAGTCAGGGATGCCCTGTCTGGACATACTGGAATCTTTGCGGATCGTCTTATGGAGCAGGCCCAGCGCCTTGGTCCGCTGCATGGCTGTGACAGGATCTTTCCAGATGCAGACCTCTGAATGGAATATAAACCCGGCGTCCTGAAACATGCGGATTAAGTCGCCACGGAAGTCACGGATACCAATGAACCCATCGCGTTCCTTGGAAACAGGTAGGTTCATGACGTGGAAACTCAACAGACGGCCCGGCATCATCACGCGATGCAGTTCCTTGATAAGGAAGATGAAGTGCTGGTAAAAAGCATCCGCATCCCGGCAGTTACCCATATCACGGTCGGAGGCAGAATACGTGTAAAGTGATGCAAATGGGGGACTAAAGATACTGTAGTGGATGGAGTTGTCCGGAATGTTCGCCACGATAGGCACGGCATCCCCATGATACATTGCCCAATCTTTGCCGAAGTCTTGATTTATGATTTTCATACCACCCTCAACCATTCAGGAATCACCATTTCGACATGGGGTTCATACAAATCATTGGTCCGCACTGAGCCCCGGATATCTGCCTCGTTCATGTCGCGCATGTGGGAGATCATTTCCTCAGCCATGCGGGCCGCGTCGGATTCCTTGCGCTGGATATTCGCCACCACTGCGCCCTCGATGTCGGAGGTCACGATGTGGCAGTTGACGGTCTGTTTCTGGCCGAACCGATAGGACCGGCGCACGGCCTGATAGAACTGTTCGTAGCTGTCGGAGAGGCCCAGGAATGCCACGTTTGCGCAGCGCTGGAAGTTCATGCCATAGCCGCAGATCGAAGGCTTGGAAACGAGAATCTGCACGTCACCGGTAACGAACCCGAGCATGGCCGATTCCTTGGCACTGTTGGAGTCCGAGCCAGTGACTTCCACCGCGCCCGGGATCATGGCCGAAACCGTCTCGGATTCGTTGTTTAGGTTGCACCAGATCAGCCATGGCTCCCCGGGCTTCTGTGCAACCAGATCAGCTACGGCTTGGCAGCGCTCCTGGGTGGTCCCCTTGCGGGCCTGTTGCCGTTCCTGGAGGGTAGTGGCCTCCAGGGCGAACAAGGCCCCCTCGGGGGTGCTGAGCGCTTCCACAATGTGCTGATGCATCACAAGTGGGGGCAAGGTGAACTCGCCATCGTCATAGCCCAAGTCAGAGGGCTTCCTAATCATGACCGCCCAAGAGCAGACCCACTGCCAGAAGTCACGCTGCGCATGTCCCTTAAGCCTCCATTGGGAGGTATCCCCGCCATCATGGACGAAGAACGTAGACAGCATCTCGGTGCGGCTCAGGATGCCGAAGAACTCCGCATGGTTGCCGAGTTCCATGTGATCGTTTGGGGCCGGCGTTGCGGTGCAGGCCAACTTGAACGGGGTTTCCCGGAACGAATCGATGATCTGGTTGCGAAACTTGCCATCGTAGGATTTGAGGATGCTGGACTCGTCCAGGACGATGCCTGTGTAGTCGGCGGGGTTGAAATGTTCCAGCATCTCGTAATTGGTGATCGTGATCCGGGCATTGGATGTTGACCGGGCATAGGCCACGTCAATCCCGAATTTCTGGCCTTCGCGGCAAGTCTGCTGGGCCACAGCCAAAGGCGCGAGGATCAGCACCCGGCCAGGAACCTGATTGGCCCATGAAAGCTGCATCGGGGTATTATGGGTGACGATGCAATGCTCAGTAACATAGAGATGGTCGGGCGAATCAATTGCAATACATACTGTTTCCTGCATGGACTCAAACTCAATTGAATCAATCCACCGGCCCAGCCCTCGGGATGTTGGCTTGTAGTGATCCGCCTTGCGGGGCAGAGCAAATGGGTTCACGCCAGGCGGGAGACTCATGGTTACACGCCATACCCTATCTCCATGGCTCACTTTGCCCTTGTAGGTGCAGCGTGGATCAACCTTTTCGGTAATATGGCCAGTTCCACCTAGTGACTCAACAATCCAAACCACCGCATCGGCCAGCGCCTTTGATCCGTTTGAAAACTCAGGAGTTGGAGTGCCGCAATAACCGTCAGTGTCCATCAGTCCCTGTAGGAGAGCCAACCTATCAGCGGGACTTCCCATAAGGTAGGACTTTGGGATGAATTTTCTTTTCCCAGTAATTCCGCTTAACTTGAGGTTGTCCAATGCGGCCATTACGGGGTTCCTTTTGTGTGCATTTTTGGGGAAATTAGTAATACCCCAATACCTGCAACTTTTAACACCAATCTTTCTGGGGCGAATAATAACCCCTTCTGGAAGCATCCGTTCCACAGTATCAATGATCCAGTCATCCTCCCCATGAATTAGTGGCACCCCACTCATGGACCCATCGCCCAAAAGGACTCCAAGCAGATATGGGTGGATCACATAGCTAGGCTGAGGGTTCAAGTGGATTGGGTCCACCATCGGAATATTCCACATCCTAGACTGACCATTTGCCCCATATCGCAACTGGGAAGCGAGTAAATCAGCGGTTGACATATCCCGCCATCCATTCCCTCGGGCTAAGTCATTGGGTGACTTAACCGACCAAATATGGGCAGAATCACAGACGATGTCTGTTCCATCGGAAAATTTGACCCGATATGTGTCTTGAATACCCCTTTTAAATACCGCAGTTACAGAGTGCGATAGGCCATCTTTTCCAATGATTAGATCGCCCGTCTCTACTGATCCGATTGAGACCCATCCATCGGGGCTCAATACCTTGGTTGATGGAGGTAATCCCTTCCCCAGCCCACAATCAGCGAAGATGGCAGCGCGGCCCCGTCGCAACGCCCACTTCACGATGTCCCGCTGAAACGGGAACAGCATTGACGGCGGTTCGGCAGGGTTGGGCAGTCCAGTCGGCACAGCCCGGATAGCCTTGGAGTCCAGGAATGATGCATAGTCGCTCATGCATCCAACCGCCTCTCCAGCCGCGCCAACTTCGCGGCGACGGCCGCATCCACATCCTCTGCCCCGAAGATCAGCCGCAACTGGCCGCACATGATGGTCATGTCGGCAATCTCTCCGGCCACGTCCTCATTGGTGCAACGGCCCCGGCGATGGTGCTGGAGGGCCTGGATCAGTTCGGCGGCTTCCTCTACGGCCATGTCAATTTGGGAGGAGTGACCCCAAATGGATAGGGCAGCGAGATATATGGATTCCAATGAATATTTCAATCCTGGTTGGCTCATTGTTTCACCACGAATCCGAGGGAAATCATGAGCAAAAATGTACCCCATCCCGCGAGACAGAAGAACGCTAATTTAAGCAGAGCGTTGAAGTTTTCTCTACTCCATATGAGAGCAAAGAACCAACACATGATAGTCATGGTGGTGAGATAGGGGATCATTGTTTATCCTCCGGCCTCATGTGGGCCGCGCCAATGACAGAGTGTAATCCGCGAGATCGATGTGTCAACCCAGAAATCACTGAGACTTTGTATCAATCGTCCGCTCAAAAAAAGTTTCCAGCTCGAAAGATTTTTCTTGACAGGCGCTTGGTGAGGGATTACCTTGAATGTCAGAGAGCAACCCTGATCGTTGACAAGTCCTAAAAGGACACACCAAATGACTGGAGGAAATAAACCGTCGAACCATGCCGATCCCGCCTTACTGAACTTGGCACTAGACTGTAAATCTAGCGTGGGCAACCATAAGGGGGTTTGATTCCCTCGGTCGGCACCAATTTTCCACGTCCCAGACTTCGCAAGTGGATGCCAGCGCCATGGGATACGGGCGATCTGGCCCTGTGATGCAGAGTTATCGGAAGACGCCACGGCACAGTTCGGAATCCTCAGCACCGCCGTTGACAGGCCGGAAATAAGAGACGGCCAACCCAATATGGCACACAACCCGCCGCCTACGATTAGACGGCACACAGGAGACCGCAATGGCCGCCAAATCCAATCAGCCCCCGTCCTCCCGTAAGGCGCTCAATGGCCAGCCCAGCTTCGGCCAGGTCAACCGTTCCGCGCTGCACCTCACGCGGGCCAAGACGACCCCGATCAGCCGCACCGGCCAGAGCACGATGGGCCGGGTCAAGGCGCATGGGCAGCACTACAAGCACGTCTAGGCAATCCTCAACCCCTGCGAATCACCAGCTCTGCTATTGCAACCTGGACAGTCTTGGGCGGATAGACGGTGGGCAACCACGCCGGATGACGTAACCGGCTCCAATCACCGGATGTCCGACCATGAGCAATCCGGGAGGGAATGGAATAGCAGTAAAAGGGTCGCGACACCGCCCGCTGCCATCCGGATAAATTCGGGCCAGAGGACACCTAACTCGCGGAGTAGGCGCAATCCTGCGGAAACTGGCCCGATTCAAATCATACGCACGGCAAGCAGAAGGTATGCGCGATTTGCGACCGTAGCCCCAGGCTGCGAACCCTCAAGCCGACGCACGGCAGCGTGTGATACCCCATCCTGGGCAACGGCTAGCCTTGCTAACGTGCCCGCTGTATCCACTAGATGAGGCACGTGGACAGTCCCAGGATAACCCACCAGAAACAGACGGTGTATCCGTCGATTCCCACCGCGAGGCGAGGACAGAGCGAGAACCTGGTGGCCCCATCTGTAATACCAACGCCGGAAAGTGCAGCCAACAGGATGCGCCGAAGACATTCCAAAAATCACCTCCCACGAAAGGGGAACCTTGAATGTGTAATTTCCTTAGCGGCGTTGTCACCATCGGGAAACACCCGAAAATCCTCTGCCAGGACCTCATGAGCCACGACAAAACGATCACGGCCCTGAGACTAAAACCCGAGACTTACAGGGAGTGGGAATGGACCAGCGAGGATACCGGGGATTCGCTGGATGTGCGGGTGATCAAAGGGGAAGACGCCAACGAGTTCAAGAGCGCCATCCTGGCCCAGTTCCATAACAGGAAGGAAGCGGTTATCGAGTGCATCCGGCAGATGGCTAAGGGTGGCCGCAACTGCGACTATGACCTCAGTGGCTGCGACCTGAATGGCCTGACGCTCCCGACCAGCATCGGCGGCTCCCTCTACCTCCGCGGCTGCGACCTGACGGGCCTGACGCTCCCGACCAGCATCGGCGGCTACCTCGACCTCGGCGGCTGCGACCTGACGGGCCTGACGCTCCCGACCAGCATCGGCGGCTACCTCGACCTCGGCGGCTGCGACCTGAATGGCCTGACGCTCCCGACCAGCATCGGCGGCTCCCTCGACCTCCGCGGCTGCGACCTGACGGGCCTGAC